TGCAGCTCCTTCGCCAGCGCCTTGAGCGCCATGGTGATCTCGGAGACCTCCTGCACCCGATTGTCGTTGCCGCGCCGGCCCGTGGTGATCAGCTGGAGGTAATCGACCACGATCAGGTCCAGCCCAGCCTTGGACCGCTTCATCCGCCGGGCCCGGGCGGCGAGCCGCTGCAGGGCCAGCCCGCCGGTGTCGTCAATCCTCAGCGGCGCCTGGTGGATTTCCTGCCGGGCGTCCCGGATGCGGGCGTACTCAAAGGAGTCGATCTTCCCGGTGCGGATGCGGCTGGAGGAGATGCCGGCGACATCGGACAGCAGGCGCATCCCGATCTCTTCCTTGGTCATCTCGAGCGAGAAGAACGCGACCTGCTTTCCAGCCTTGGCGAGATGCCAACCGATGTTGAGGGCGAGGCTCGACTTGCCGCTTGAAGGACGCCCAGCGAGGATCAGCAGGTTGCCGTCCACAAGGCCGCCCAGACGGGCGTCAAGGTCGATCAGCCCTGTCGGTAGGCCAGCGAGGCCGCCTTGCCGCTCATAGGCCTCCTCGGCCATCCTGAGGGCCCCGTCGAGGGCGTCGGACAGTTGAGCGAAACCGCCGCCTCCCCGGTCCTGATCTTCGGACAGGGCGGCGACGCCACGCTCGGCGGCCTCCAGTACGGTGGGCGCTTCCTCTCCGGACATGCCCAGCGCATCCAACTCGCGCGCCAGCTTGCAGACCCCGCGCTTGACCGCGGACTCCCTGACCATGTCGGCGAAGTGCTTGGCGCTAGTGGTCGGCGGAGCGCGGTCAACAAGGTCGGCTAGATAGCCAAGGCCACCCAACTCCCGGAATCCTTGGTCATCCCGGAGGCGGTCAGCAACGCCGACGATTTCGGCTTGGCGGCTGTTCCCGGCGAACTCAAGAACGGCAAACCAGATCAGGCCATGGATCGGCTCATGGAAGTGGTCGGGCCTGATCGCCTCCGCCGCCTCAAGCGCCGCGTTGTCGTAAAGGACGATGCCCATCAAGGCCTGCTCGGCTTCGATGTTGCACGGCAGCGCAGCGCCCTCTGTGGTGCGGGGGGGAGTCATGCTGCGTCGTCCTGAGCGAAGAGGCTCGACTGGACGGGCTTCGCGGGCGGCTCGGCAAAGAGCCTTGGCTGCTTGTGCGCCGCCTCGATGCGTCGGCAGGCGAGGTCAAACCACCGCTCGTCACGCTCGATACCGATGAACTGCCGCCCAAGCTGCGCGCACGCGATGCCGGTGGTTCCCGATCCCATGAAGGGGTCGCAAACCGTCTGTCCGGGCTGTGTGAAGTCCGCGACCATATCCATCATCAGCGGCACCGGCTTTTCAGTCGGGTGTTCGCCCTGTCGGCCTTGGTTGACGCAATGGGTGTAGATGCCGCGCTTGCCGCCCCCGTTCCATTTCCGGTAGCCCTTGCCAGCCCAGCATGTGACGAAGCACTCAGCCCCGCGCGCCGGGCCTTGCCCATTGAAGCGGGGCGAGGCGTCGGGCTTCACCCAAAAGCAGGTTGTGTCCCACTTGGCGCCCACGGCCTGTAGGTCGTCCCGCCAAGCCCGCACGCCCTCGGCCAGCGTGAACAGGATCACCCACCCGGCGCTCGACTCAACGCAGGCCGCCGCGATGGCTGCGCGATCAGCATTCACCCCGCCGAAGTTCAGGTCGTCGACCGTCTTCCGTCCGTCATTTCGGATGCGGTTGATCTTGCCGACAGCGGCATGCATTTCGTCTTCGTAGGGCGGGTCGCTGATGACGTGATCAGCTGATAGCCCCGCCATGATTTCGAGGCAGTCGCCCATCAGGAGTGTCGCATCACCGATGATTTCGACCCGGCTCACTCCCCACCCCCGAACACCTTCTCGGCCTCACGGCGGGAGATGGATTTGAGGTTGAGGTCTCCACCGATCTTGGCAGCGAGGTTCCCGACAAAGCCCTGGATCGAAGCCGGGCCGTCTTTCTCGGCGACAAGACGAAGGTCAGCCTCGATACGAGCCTTCCGATACATCATCAGGTCAGCCGGGCAGGCGAAGCGTTCAGCGACCGCCAGAGCGTCACCACAGGCTTCTGTCTGTAGTCGGGCCTCACGGGCTGTCTTGGCCGCGTTGGCCTGTCTGGCGGCGCTGTGCTGGGCCTTGCGGTAGATGCCGTTGACTACGCGCTCTTCGGTGCGGTTGGTCATGCGGCGGCTCCGAACAGGTCGGCCTGTTGAGGTGCTTCAAGCTCGTCCAGCCAATCGAGGGCGCGCTTGGGCAGGCAACCGGCCTGACGCTCCCGGATGCGGCGGATTCCCTCGGCGAGCGCGTCGGCGCGGGTCAGGTAGGTCCGGGGCTCATGGTCGCGCCAGACGCCCATAGGCTCGCTGTAGGAGCTGTGTGGCGACGTAAGATGGGTGGAGGTCCCGACCATCCAGAGATCGCCCCAGCGGCCAATCCTGATCTCGGCAAGATTGCATCCGAGCCAGCCCTTGGCGTCGTTCGCCAGTTTGAGGCACTCGACCTCTTCGGCTGGAGTCCATGTGGGTCGCTCGCTCACGCCCCCTCCCCCGCCATGACAGCGTCGGCTCGAGCGATGGCTACAGCTTGGGTCCGCTTGGTGATCTCAAAGGCGAGGTCGCGGCGGAGGGTGTGGAGGTCTTCGTCGCTGGCTCCGGCAAGCGCTGGCGGGCCGGGAAAAGGGATATCCGACCCCGGCGGCCGGCGGATGATGCTGATGGATCGGTCGCGGCGAGGGATGCGCTCGATGTAGCCGCGCTCCTCCAGGGCGTTAAGAACCTCTTGCGCCCGGCTGCTCGACGCCACGTCGATGCCGATCATGACCTCGCGCACGGACGGCGACTTGCCTTCCCGGGCGATAAACCGGTCGGCGAAGACCAGGGCTTCGATCTGCTTGTCGGTGAGTCCAGTCATGCAAACCTCCTGAGCTGGCGTTCAAGCGCCTTGCCGTCCTTGGGCTGGTGGGGTTTGAGAACGCCCCGGCTAAGGGCGAGGTGGCCTTCGCAGTACGGCTTGTCGGGGACGCGCCGGGCGCCACAGCAGACCATGTGATCCATGCCTTCACCGGGCGGCGGGTCCTCGATGGGGAACTTGCAGCGCTCGGCGGTCAGCATGTCGAACCGGACCGGGTCGGTCTTGATCGCGGCCATGGCGGCCTGACGACGTTCCGCAGCGGCCTTGCCGACATCGGGGCCGGGCTGTGCAGTCGCTCCCGCCGTCTCAGGCTTCCGCTTCGGCAGTCCAAGCGCCGCCGCCTTGTTGTGGACCGCGTGCCAGGTGCGCTCCATCCGGCGGGCGATTTCGGAGGTGGAGAGGTCTTCGTCGGCCCACAGTGCGATGAGGGCCTCGACAGCCTCCGCCGGCCAGATTTCGACAACGGGCTTCGGGCCCAGCGACAGCCTGCCGGCGCGGGCGATGATCGCCATCTTCGTCAGAGGCGTCCGCGTCTGCGTCTCGGCATTGATCTGAACCGCGATCCGCGCCGCCGACAGTTCCGGGTCAGGCCAGAGCTTCCGGAGCAGAGTGTTCCGATCCGCCGTCCAGACCACGTCGGCCTTCGGCGTCTCGGCCCGCTGATTGATCGCCCTCAGTTCCGGCGACCGCTGGGTCAGGCCCATGCGCGTAGCTTTCCCGATCATGGCATTGCGAGTGAAGCCCAGACCTCGGAACATCGGGTCCCGCGTCATCTGTTCGAACGTGACGCCTTGGCGGTGAAGCTCCTTCAGCCGATCGGCTCGTTCGTCGTTCCATTTGCTGTTGGGCTGGATGCTCATAGCTCGGTATCCAAGGCGTTGATGTGTTTGGCGCAGCCCAGAAGCCAGTGAAGGCCAAGGACAAAGGCGACGGGGAAAGCGATGGCCACGGCGATGCCGGAGGCGATGGCGAGGGCGATCATGCGGGCCCGTCCGTCAGCGAGATGCGGATGCGGCCCCTGAGAAACAGGGCGTGCACCGAGCCTGATATTTCGGCCATCGGGGAGCCCAGCCATCCAGCGAGGTCGGCGACGGTCGCTCCGTTCGGGAAGCGGGGGAGATCGGCAACGATCTCGGCCATGAGAGCGGCCTTTTCCACACCGAGTCGGCCGCGCCCCTTCTTCCCCTCTTCGGAGCGCGGGCGAAGGACGACGCCAGCCGACAGCAGCCGAAGTCTTACGGCCTCATGCGAGCGCCCGATGATCTTGCCGATTTCGCGTAGGTGCCGGCCTTCGGCGTACAGCCTGACGATCTCAGAGGTGGGTGTGGTCGCGTCGCTCATGCGGCCTCCAGTTCGGGAGTCGGCGCTTCAGCGGTCTTGACCTCTTCACCGGGAGGCTTCAGCGGGCGGAAGAAGCAGGCGCACCACGCTCCCCAATCGTCGGGGTCATCGACCAGCAGAAGTCCGGGCCCGGCATCGCCGCAAACTCTGCAGACGTCGCAAGCGGCTGGCGGTGTAAGGCCACTGACGACGTAGACTTGGCCCGCGACAACGAAATCGCTCTGCGGCCAAGACTTCACAGCCAGCAGCCAGTCGCCTTTCCCTATCGCGCTCATGCCGGCACCTGGGGTTCGAGGGTGGCTGGACGGGTAGCGGGAGCCGAGACAGCCTGCATCGAACCGTAGAGGGCGATCAGAGCAGCCTCGGCCCGGCCATCGTGCTTTTTCAGGGGCCATAGACCGCCGTGACGAGGGAACAGCACCCCGGCCCTATGCCGGGCATGGTCTTTGGCGGCCTGCACCTTCAGGGTCCGCTTCCAGCTGACCGGCGTCACGTCATGGATGGTCAGGAAGTTGGCGACACAGACGCCCCGGATCAGGCCCAGCGTCTTGCCGAAGTTGAACGCCGACGTTGACCCCATGCCGCGACGGACGCCGTCGGCGCCGGGGATGGAAGGCATGGCGCTGACCAGCTCAAGCCAGACGCAGGACGCGGTCGGCGCCCAGTCGTCGATGAACCGCGCTAGGGCGTACTCGTCGATCGATCTCTTGTCCGACGTGCCCTTGCCTACCTTCAGCGTCGGCATGTCGGCAATCTGCAGGCGGTCGCTCTCCGGCCAGTAGCGGGCGAGCGCTCCACCGAGGCCGGGGTCGATGCCGATGATGGAGCGCTCTACCGCCATGGTCAGGCCGCCTTGTCGGTTTCGGCCGGCGCGTCATCGCCGACGGTCTCCGGGGCCGGCTTGAGGAAGCCGCCGCGCTTCAGCTTCCGGGCCGCCGCGTCGATGGCCTCCTCCAGGTCCTCCTGTTCGGGCTCGTCATCGCCGACGACTTCGCCCTTGCTTTCGGGTTCCGGCTGGCTGGCCTTGATCTTCTCAAGGATGCCCTCGGCCTTGAACATGCCCTCGGCCAGCTTGGCCTGGCCTTCGATCCAGCCGCCCATCCAGTCCTGATGACAGACCGGGGAGACCGTCTCCGGCGGCTCTCCGGGCTCACCGCGCATACCGGCCCGGAAGCCGTTGGCGCGGGCCTGGGCGAGGTCATCGGCGGTGTCGCCCAGCGGCAGTTCGATCTGCTCGCCGACCGGCAGGCCCTGCAGCCGCATCCGGGCCGAGCGCTTGGCCTCGTGGTTGAGGAATTCCGACTCGGTCATGTCCTGCAGAGCCAGGACTTCCTCGAACTCCTTGCGGGTCAGCCGCAGTTCGCCACGGGCCTGCGAGAAGAAGCCGTTGACGACCTCGCGCTTGGAATCCAGCACCGCCTTGGCGGCGTCGGCTTCCTTGCGGGCCTCACGGATCTTCGTCGAGAACCAGAGCTGCAGGGCGGCGATCTCGTCGTCGTCCAGCGGGGCGTTGTTGTGGCCGATGGAGGCCGTCTTCTTCGCGCGGGCCATGATCAGTACCCCCCGGTGAAGCGGATGCGGAGGGCGAGCGGACCGGCGCACACGGAGCCGGGGTAGTGGTTGGTCAGGACCACGTCGTAGTCGATCTGAGGATCGGCGCTGAGGCCCAGCCGCTCCCACAGGCGCTTCTCGATGACCGCCGCGCCAATCGGAACATCCGTCCCGAATTGCGACGACTCCACGGCGGCCGAAAACAAGCCGGCGCCACACGATTGGCCGCCGTCATCGGCGGTGCGGTAGAGGCCGACCGAAAAGATCGTTCCGCGGTCGCCGGTGATGGTCAGCTGGGAAACGCGGTCCGAGCTGCGGAGGCGGGCCATCCGATAGGTCGAGCCGGCCTCATCATCGACGCCGATCTCGACGTTGCCGACCGCTTCGAACAGCGGCCCACGGACGAGATGCGCCGGGCTCGGCACTCTCGGACTGGCGTCTCGATTGGAGACCGCCCTCGATTTGGTGTTGGCGATGGCCATCAGCCTCGCCCCTTCTCTGTCGCGCCGATCAGGGGCCGGCGCGTCCCCGTTCAAAGGCCAGGTCCGCACTCAGCGGACGCGGCAGATCAGCTATTCAGGTCGTCGATCCGGTTGATCGCCCACACGGCCAGCGAATGACCGGGGCTCCTCAGTCCCGCAAAGATCGCGCTCCACAGCGCGCCCAGGCACCAGATGAAGGACAGAGCCAAGATGGCGGGCCATTTGAGCCAGCCGAGCGTCCTTGGCTTCCTGTTGCCGGTGTTCATGGGCGCGCCTTTCGCGTTCTTCTTCGAGCCAGTCCGCGATGAGCGTCTGGAATTTGATTTCTTGGATGTGCAGGGCCAGACCCATCCCGCCGCGCGGGTGGTGGTCGATGGCTTCAATCGTTGACTGGCTGGCGTTGCCGTAGAGCAGGCCCTTGGCCTGACCCTCGGTAAGGCCCCATTCGCTCATGCTGGCCTTGACCGTGTTGGTCGGCCAGCGGCGGCGGACGTACATCGCCCATGCCTGTTGCGTCGTCACATGCCCGGATGAATCCGAGACAAATTCGGTTGGGACTTTCACCACTGCACTCCTCATTTTTGCACACGAGGAAACGGAGCGGCGGGAGCCGGCAGAACATGGGAGACGGATGCGACGAAACCGACGACGCGACGATACTGGAGATGATCAAGCTGGGCGCCCTTGCGGGGTCCTACTCCTACTGGGCTCGAAAGGAGCCTGAGGCGGCACGGGGACTTCTCCGCTTGCACGCCAAGACCAGGGCGGAACACATCGCCCTGACTGCGGATTTTATGGCCCGCCACCGCTGCGAACGGTGCGGGCCTTCCGCCGTGAAAAAGAGGTGAGCGGCCAAGGTACGCGGGAGGGGGGTGTCCCATCCTTGACCGCTCCACGCGCCGGCCGGAAAGGGGCAGCCGTTGCGCGTGATCTGTGATCCCGGGGACCGAAAAAGCGGCGGGGACCTGAGCCCCCGCCAGTTCAAGGGAGGTCGCCCGGATGGGCCTCGTGTTGGAGCATTGGCCCCAAAATGGTGCGACGGATTGTCGCGGATTATTCCCGTAAGGCGAGTAACCTTCCCCCACGTTACCGTGCTTGTCTTCGCCCCGGGGATGAAAAACGGGGGGAATACGCGTGTTGAGCGTGGCGTTACTGCTGCCCGAATGGGCGCCGACAAGTCCGGTCAAGTGCTGGCTGAGAACACGGGCCGAGATTGCCAATCTGCCCCCAACTCCGCCGGGGGAGGCCATCGTGGGCCGGGACGCGGTCAGGCGTGCGTGGCTCGTCGCCCGCTGCCAGTCGTGCCAAGCCTGCCTCCCCCGGTAGGTCATTTAGGCCAACGCCTCCGTATCGCGGGGCAAGCCGGTGGCGGGGTCGATGCTGACGACCTCGGAGGCCGCGCCAAAGGTTCCCTTGACGCGCGGATGCCGGAACGGCTTCGCGATCTGGACGGTCTTCAGCCAGACCGGGCTCTTGCCGACGGTCTTGGCCTGCGCCTTTTTCAGCTGGCGTCGGGTGAGCTTCTTCCGCGACATCAGGCGGCCTCGCCCATGGGCTCACTGACCGCTGTCAGGCCGGGCGCCTTGTCGGCCTCCCCGATGGCCGCCAGCTCTTCCAGGGTGGCCCCACCCCACTCAAGCCGCGCGATCGCCGGCCAGTATTCGCCGGGGATGAATTTGTCCTTCTTCGCCCACTGCTTGACCCGCTCTTGCAGGGTCAGCAGCGGAATATCGAAGCCGGGCGCAAGCGCGCGAGCCAGAGCGTGAGGGCCGCCGCCGTCTTTGATGATGGTCTGGAAGGTTCGCATTACCGAAAAGGGTATTCCCAATACCGCGCGTCCGTCAAGCCCTTCGGTAGGACCAGTACCGGAAAAATAGGTAGCGTCCCCGCCATGGCTGAAAGACACGAGCGTTTGCGGCAGGCCCGCCTAGAAGCGGGCTTCAAGCGCGGCAGCCATGTGCTGGACCGCTACCCGAGCTGGAACCCCAACTCCTACAAGTCGAACGAGAACGGAAACGCCGGCTTCAGCTGGGAACAGGCCAAGGTCTACGCCAAGGCTTTCGGGGTCCGCCCGGAGTGGCTTTTCGACGGGACCGGGACGATGCGCGCCGATGTTGAGCCCATGGTTCGCGTGATCGGCCGCGTCGGCGCCGACAATTCAGGCGAGGTCGTCATGACCACCGCCGACGAATCCTGGGACCTGGTTCCGCTTGCGCCCGGCGGATCGACCGACGACTCCGCCCTCGAGGTCATCGGTCACTCAATGCCGTGGCTCGCCCGCGACGGCTCGCTGATCTACTTCAACAGCCAGCGGACCCCGCCGACGCCAGACATGCTTGGATATCCCGTTGTGGTTGAAACTGAGGACGGCCGCGTTTTGGTCAAGCGGCTTCTGCGTGGATCCGGCCCAAAGCTCTACGACCTTGAATCGGAAAACGGGCCGACGATCCCGGATCAGCGTTTGAACTGGGCCGCCGAGATCACGGCGATCATTCCGCCGCGACAGGCCCGCCGGATCATCCTTCGATCCTCTGAAGCGGCCTAGCCTTCAACCACCTGCTCTTTGGTGAGACCTGAGCACCAGGCATAGGACCACTCCCCGTCCAGCTCAGCGCTGGCGCGGGTGTGGTCCCGTGCCTAGAACGTAGCGCCTGCTCTTCGGAGCCGACCCTCGCACTTCGGCCCATCGGTCCCGGTGCGGGCCGACGGTTGGCAGCTGGTTCGGCGCTTACACCGCGCCGGTGAACGGGGGCTCTGCCTTTCGGACTCCCCACTGGCCTCTATCCACATCCGAGGTAGACCAGATTCAGAACATCTCGTGGCGCCTCCGTTACCCGAGCACGACGAGAGCCTGAAGACGAATTGTGCTGAGGGTGCGCGCAAGGTAGAAACCTGCAGCGCCTGAACTCGAACCATCCTTCGAACTTCAGGGGGGAGGAAGCCTTGGCCGGCTCCTCCCCTCCGCGATCCTCACGAACCGCAACGCTTAAATCCGCCGCTTCTCGCGCGTCGTCAACCCGTCTCGAAAAAATCGGGTATCAGCGCTACCTTTTATGTTGACGTATTCGGGTAGTCGGAATACCGTCTCTCCAACACCGGAGAGCACCCATGCCCCTCGACACCACTACCCAGACCTTCGAACTCGATACCAGCGGCGAGGTTGCGCTGAGCAAAGCCGCTGGCGTCCCGTTTGAAATTGCGGGCGGCCACGAATGGTCCGACCTCGACCCCTTCACGCAAGGGTATGTTGAGGCGGTGTTCGCCGGCCTGAGCGCCCACCTCGCCGATCAAGGCGACCTCGCCAGCCGCTACGGCGACAAGCGCCCCGCCAGCGACATCGCCGGGTTCGTAGAGGCCAAGCTGCATGCTCAGGCCTGCATCGAACGGGCCGACGCGCTCGGCTTCTCCGACCTCGCCCCGGAAACCCTCGCGCGGATCGTTGAGGACTGTGCGGCAGGCGCGGCGCTCTATCAGCCGTCGCGTTCGGAAGAGCGCCTTGATGTCACCGGCAGGACGTTCTGGCAGACGCGCCAAGACGGCCTCCTGACCCGACACCCGCCCCTCACCGCCTACCTCGGCGATGACGGCCTCGCTCGTCTGCGGGAGGCGGTGTAATGGACACCACTACCCAGACCCGCCCGGAAGCCCTGACAGTCTACTGGTCGCAAGCCGCTCAAGGCCTGACCCGCTACGACTTCGACGCCGCTGGTTGGAAGTACGCCGCGACGATCGCCGGCCCGACTGAGGGCACGATCGAGATCAACGGCACGACTTACCTGATCGCCGGCCCGTCCAACGACCAGATCGTCACCACCTACGCCAGGGGCCGGGACTTCCAGCCCTACTACCGGGCGTGGCTGGCGGTCGGCGGCGAGCGTTCGAAGCCGTGGGACTACATGGCCTGGATCGGTGGCCAGTGGCGCGCTTGGGAGGCCACGCAGGGCCGCAAGCCCGACAGCCCGAAGGATGACGCCGACCGCGACGCCTTCCTCGCTTGGCTGAACGCTGAGGTCGTCGCTGCCATCGTCCCCGGCTCTCCTGCTGAGCTGGTCGCCGTGAAGAGGGCTGCGTAGTCATGGCCCGCGAACTCACCGCCCGCCAAATCGCCGAGGGCGTCGAAGAGGTCGGCGACGGCCTGATCAAGCTGATCGGCGACTTTGACCGGCTCTGCAACGCGATGGGGCCCGACCTCATCGCCCGCGTCGACGCCATCCCGCATCAGGAGTGGATCGACGGTGTGGCCCGCGCAATCCGCGACCTCGGAGAGCGGCTCTGCGTCGAGTGCGATCAGGCTGAAGGGGCCGAGGATCGCCGCCGCGACAACCCCCTTGAACCTGACTTCCGGAGACTCGGACAATGAGCGTCACCGAACTCCTGATCGCCCTTGGCGACGAGAACGTGCGCTTTCAGCCGCTGGACCAATGCGCGATCCGGCTCGACTGGAGCCGCAAATCGGGCGGCAAGATCACCTTCGGGACCGATCAAAACATCATCCCCGGCGAAGGCACGGAGCAGCTCGGGCTGGTCGTTTGGCTGGACCGCAAACTGGTCGCCGCCGCCATCGCCAAGGCCACCCCCTCCCCCGCCAAAGCCACCACAGGAGACGCCTAGATGGGCGACGTAACAATCTGCGACTTCGGTTGCTCGTCCGTGGACGGGTGCTCGGGCCGCTGCCAGCCCCCGGTTCGCAAGGCCAGCGGGAAGCGCTGCAAGTGGTGCGAGGCGGGCAATCAGCGCCACGCGGACGGCTCGCACTGGATCGTCAAAAGCTTCTCGCCGCCGACGATCAACATTCGCAACTGTGCGGCGGTGTCCCAATGAGCGCCCACACCCCCGGACCCTGGCGCGTCGAAGGCACGAAAGGCGGCGGGCAGATAATTTCCGCTGGCGTAAATGCCTACGGCGACGGACCCGCCGAGTACGTCTGCCTGATCTTTCCAGACCTTTCCCCGGTCAACCCGGCTGACGTGGAACTGATCTGCGATGCCCCTCGGCTCAAGGCGCAGAATGTCGCGCTGATGGCCGTCGCGCGTGCCCTTCATGAGGTTGCCGACCGCTGCTGGGTCCAACTGATCGAGGGCCTTTCGGACGCCGACGCGGGCGCGCTTGAGGAAGCCTTCAACTGCTTGCCGGGCTCGGCACAGCCGGCGGAAGAGGTCTCGCAATGAGCGCGCACAGCCCTGCTCCTTGGATGGCCGCTGCCAAGCCGTCCTCAATTGTCGGCTGGCCGGTCTGCGGCGTCGGTGGCCGTGCCATCGCCAGCATGCACTTGGCCCACCGCCCCGCCGACTGCACCGACGAAGCGTGGGCCGCGCACTACGGCGAGGTCGAGGCCAACGCCCGGCTGATCGCCTCCGCTCCCGACTTCCTCGCGTCTGCCCAGTCGCTCCTTGAGGCGTGGGACGCCCGAACGACCCGGGCTCAGCAGATCATCACCGGCAAGTCGGACAGCGAGCTGCAGAAGCAAGCTGCGGACGCCATGCAAGGCCTCCGCGCGGCCATCGCCAAAGCCACCGGAGCCTAACCATGGACGGCACCATCCACCCCTTCCCCGCGCCTGGCCCGGTCCTGACGGTTGTTGACACGACCATTGGATCCGCTCGCGACCACGACGACCTGATCGAAGCCCTGACCGCCTACCTCGCCGCGAACCGGGCTGAGAACGCCTACGCGACCCTTGTGGCGGCCTGCCGTCGGTGCGGGATGCCTGAGGGCGAGATGCCGATCGCATGGGCCAAGCAGAGGTCCGTGACCTGGCTCGCCATGAACGTGGCCGCGAACAACTCGCTGGAGCGGGCCATCGGGGGCGGTGAGCGTCTCTGGGCGGTCGACAGCGATCACGGTGCTGCCTGATGGGTCGCCCCGCTCGCCCCCCCGAAGAACGCCTCCTAGCCAGGATCGAATTTGACCTGATGGGCGGATGCTGGCTGTTTTCCGGCCTGCACACCCCGGAAGGCTATGGCCGACTTTGCCGCCGCAAGACCAATCTTGTCGCGCACCGGCTGTCTTGGGAGGTCCATCGCGGACCCATTCCTGACGGCCTGGTCGTTTGTCACAAGTGCGACGTCCGCGCCTGCGTGAACCCCGACCATCTGTTCCTCGGCACGCCTGCCGACAACCTCCGCGACATGGTCGCCAAGGGCCGGAGTCTGCGCGGCGAGAGGAACTGCAAGGCGGTGCTGACCGAGCCCAAGGTTCTGGAGATGCGCCGGCGACACGCCGCCGGTGAGCGCCCCCGCGACCTGGCCGACGAGTTCGGACTGACGCTCTCCGGCACCGAGGGCGTCGTCTACCGCAAGAACTGGAAGCACGTCGCATGACCAGCCTCCCCCACTGCACCTGCGGCGAGTTCGACTTCGTGCCGAACGTCGAGGCCTACGAGGTTCTCGGCGAACTGCTCTGCGACGACTGCGCCCTTGATGCCCTGGCTGAAGACGCTGAGCGCGCGGAGGAAGCCGACGGCCCGATGGGCTGGGACGAACGCTGATGCCCCTCCCCGTCCACACCCTCCGCAACCTCACCAGCCTTCTCGCTGTCTCGGCGTTTGTCGCCGCGATGTGCGGGCTTGCGGCTGTTGTTTCTCCCCTCATGGAAAGGATTCCAGGATGACCGATCAAGCCGACGTCAACGCCGAACTGGACGCGGTCGAGGCCGACCGCGCCAACGACGAAACTGAAGGTCGCGAGTGGGGCGAGGCCTATTCGCCGCCGCCGTGGTCCGTGGAAGTCCATGAAGACTTCAAGGGCGACGGCTTCGACGGCTTCACCTCCTACATGGTCGTCTGCGACGGTTACGACGATGAGACGCCCATCGTCTGCGTCGGTCATCCGAAGTGGGGGCTCAGCGAGGCCGACGCCAAGATCATCGCCGCCGCCCTTGGCGCGCTGGAGGTCTGCCGGCGCATCCGTGACGGCGATCCCGACAGCATGACCACGCTGGACCTTGCCGGCCAGGCTCTCCGTGAGGCCGGTCTGATCGGGGACGACGAGTGATGACCGCCGCCGCCCCGCTCTACGCCCGCGACATGGTCCTCTCCCTTGAGAACGACGTCCCGAAGCCGCTCGCCGTCACCGTTGAGGGCGGCCGCCGCGTCGCCACCTTCGCCACCGAAGCCGATGCTGTGGCCTGGCTGGCGATCAAGGGCTTCTCCGTCGGCAGGATGCAGGCCGGATCGCCGCGCGGAATCCTCCACGGCGACTTCGAGATCATGAAGTGGCGGAACCTGCGCCCGGTGGATCGGGCCATGCTCCACGGGATGCTGATCAGTGGGCGCAATGCGATCCGCGCTTCTGTCGCCATCTACGCCGGCGCGCCGGCTGAGGCCAAGGCCGCCTTCGAGGGGGCCGCCTGATGCCCAGCACCATCACCACCGAATACCAAGTCGCCAACGCCATCGGCCGCGTCGTCCAGACCTTTGACGGCGCCAAGTCGAAAGAGCGGGCGGTGAAGTTCGCCAAGTCAGAGATGGGCCGTCTCGGCGACCTGACCGTCGAGGAGGTGACCGTCACCGTCTCGCGCCGCCGGGTCTATCGGCCCCGGCCTGCGTCCAACCAAGCCATCATGAAGGAGCGTGCGGGATGTCTGGCGTGAAGGAATACGCGAAGCCCGAAGCGGCCATCGTCTATCGCGGCGGCGGCCGGCGCTACCTGACCCGCAAGGCTGCCCTTCGCGCCGAGGCGAAGGAGATCATGCGCCAGGCTATCCGCGACGGCGGCGAGGAGCGCGTCGAGGAAACCCTTTTCCAGCGCGAGGTTGCCCGTATGGCTGCCCAGATGGAGCGCGGCGAGGAGCCGACCTTCGACTGGGATGAGGCCACCGACGCCGAGCGCGCCTTCATGGAGCGGCTTAGCTCATGACCCTCCGCCGCGCCCTCTCCTACCTCACCGCCCTAGCGCTTGTTGCTGCTTGGGCCGTCACAGCCTGCACCAGGGGATTCTGATGAACGACATGACCGAAGACAAGATGCCGACCGGCGAGAGCAGACTGGTTCGGGCGGAGTCCGCTCTTCAGGCCGCAGCGGACGCGCTTTCCGCCGCCCGGGCTGTCGAGGCTCAAGCCATCCGCGAAATCAAGGCGGCTCACAAGTCAGCCATTGATGGAGCGCAAGCCGCCCTCAGTGCGGCCCAAGCGGAACTACGGCGCGCCCAGAACGAGTCCGTTCCGGACCATGAGTGGGTCGGCCGGCGCGTCTACCGTATGGAGCCGCAATACAGCGGGTCGGGCTATTTCCGCACCCGTTCCGGGGAGAAGCGCGTCGTCGGCGTGGCCTTCACCCACAGGCACGGCATCGACTTGGGGCCGGGGTGGACTTGGAACAAACCGGAGGTCGGAACGCCGATGGTTCGCCTGCTGAAGAAGGACGGCGCCGAGGGTGCCAAGACGGTCTCCCTGCTGGCCGCGAACAAGACCCCGCTGTTCAAGCTGGAGGGCGAGGAATGACCCGCCCCGTCCAACCCCGCGCCCAACAGATCAACCGCAAGCTCGCCGACTTGGCTGAAGCCGGGACGCTGAAGATCGGCAACCTGCCCGGTCAGGTCGGGATCGGGACGGCGGAATACTTCGTCATGCAAGGCCGCGCGACCAAGGATTCCGGTCGCGTCTCGATCACCAAGGCCGGGCGTCAACACCTTTGGAGGGAAGCGGCGTGAGCATGTTCCGCGTCAAAGGCCATCGGGAGCCGCGTAAGCCTCGCACGCCGGCACAGGACGCTGCCACCGAGCGGTCGTTCCGCATCTTCCGCCTACGGGGCCTGTACAGCCAGGCGCTGCTGCTGACCGGCGCTCGCCGGGCCGCGATGCGCGACGCCATCGACGGCGAACTGCAGGCGCTGGGCGTCGAGACCCAGGCCGAGCGAGAGCGCGTCCAACGAGAAACCCGAGCCCGGATTGAAGCGCGGGAAGCGCTCGATGCCGAGATCGAAGCGGAGTTGCCCTTCTGATGAAGATCACCCCTTGGGACGGCAAGCCCATCAGCGCCCCCGGAATCTATTCCGATATCGGAATGGACGCTTACCACTCCGCCGGCCTGTGCGTCGGCCCGTCGGTCTCGTCCAGCCAGCTCCGAACTCTCTTCACCGAGAGCCCGCTGCTGTACTGGATCTACAGCCCGCTCAACCCGAACCGGCTAGAGCAGCCGCCGAAGGAAGCGTTCACCCTAGGACGGGGGGCGCACCACCTCGTGCTTGGCGAAGCCGACTTCATCAAGCACTTCGTGGTGCAGCCTGAGACCTACGAGACGGCCGACGGCGAGGTGAAGCCCTGGCACGGCAGCGCCACGGTTTGCAAGACGTGGAAGAAGGCCGTCACCGCCGCCAAGCAGACCATCCTGACCCCGAAGCAGATCGAGGTCATCCAAGGCATGGCTGGCGTCCTGCCGTGGCAGGAGGGGCTGGACGAGTGCGGCCTCAAGAACAGCTGGGTCTACTCGGCCCGCCTGCTCGAGGGGCTGGTCGAACACAGCATCATTGCCCAGGACCCTGAAACCGGCCTCTGGATCAAGAGCCGGCCCGACGTGATCCCGCTCGCCAGCCGGATGTTCAACGACTTCAAGACCACGCAGGACGTCAGTGACGCCGCGATCCGGCGCACCCTCGACGATCTCCGTTACGACATGCAGGCCCATCTGGCCGACCAATGCCTGCAGGGTGCGATCGACGAGCGCTTCGACAGCTTCGGATTCGTCTTCGCCGAGAAGGGCGTTCCGCATTCCGTCGCCGTGGCCGAGCTCGACGCCTCTGATCTTGAGGAGGCGGAGAAGGACAACCGGACCGCCCTGCGCACGCTCGCCCGCTGCATCGACACCGGAAAGTGGCCGGGCCCGACCGGCACGCGCGGCGATGCCGCCTGCATCCGACGCTCCGACTGGAGCCGCAACCTGGCCGCCGAACGGCGCGCCGCCCTTGAACAAGCACTGGAAGCCGCATGAACGCCCAATCGAACCTGCCTGCCACCCGGGAACCGAAGCCGCAGCTGGTCGCCGGCGCGCCCGTCGCCGCTCTGGTCCCCCAGACCCTGGAAGAGGCTTTCCGCCTCGCCGGGGCCCTCGCCGCCTCCGGCATGGCCCCGCGCGGCATGGACAAGCCCGAACAGATCATGGTCGCGATCATGGCCGGCGCCGAGCTTGGCCTGGCGCCGTTTCAGAGTCTGCAGAGCTTCGCCGTCGTCAACGGCCGCCCGACGCTCTGGGGCGACGGACTGATGGCCGTGGTCAAGGCCCGCGGCGTCAAGGTCCGGGAATGGTTCGAAGGCGAAGGCGACGCCATGGTGGCGTTCTGCGAGGTCACCCGGCCCGACAACGGCGAGGTCACTCTCGGCGAGTTCTCGGTTGCCGATGCCAAGAAGGCGAGCCTCTGGGGAAAGCAAGGCCCCTGGCAGTCCTACCCAAAGCGGATGCTCAAGATGCGGGCCCGGGTCGCCTTGCGCGACGGCTGCGCCGACATGCTTCGCGGCATCCAGATCAGGGAGGAGGTCGAGGACTACCAGACCGTCCGCGACGTCACCGGCCCGGCCTCCGGAACCGGAATGCGCGCCCGTCTGGAGGCCCGGGTCGCAGAGCCGGCCCAAGGTTTCGACGCCGACCACATCGCCCGCCAGACCGGCGTCGTCGATGCCGAGACCGGCGAGGTCACCACCGCCGACCTGGTCGATGGTGACGACATCCCGGCGGAGTTCGGCGGAGACACCGTCGATGACGACAAAGGCGACGACTTCCCCGGCGATGTGAAGACCGCCGCCGGCCTCGGCCTGAAAACCGGCGCCGAACTGCTGGCCGAGAAGGAAGCCGCCTTCGACCCGATCCAGTGGGCCGCCGACTTCAACACCGACCTCGCCGACATGCACATCGAGGAGATCGACAGGGCGCTTGCTGACGACGGCCTCAACGCCAAGTTCGAAGCGCTGCAGGCCAAGAGCCCCGGCACCGCCGACGCGCTCAACAAGGCGATCACCGACCGTAAGGCGGTGCTGGCGAAGGGCGGTGCGAAATGAGCCACGTCATCAGAGTCATCGACTTCGAAACCCAAGGCCTCGACCCCGAGCACAAGGTCTGCGAGATGGGCCTCTGCGACGTCGTCAACGACGGCTCCGGCTGGACCGTTGGCGCATGGTCGGCCTCTCTGCATGAGGTTGCCGAGATGCCGCCCGGCGCCCGCGCGACCCACCACATCAGCGCCGATGATACCAAGGGCTTCCCGGTCTATGAGCCGGCGCTGCTCTGGGACCGCGCCAAGGCCGACGGCGTCAATGTCGTCGCCAGCCACAACAACAAGTTCGATGGCCAGCACTGGGGCGAGCCCCAGCTTCCGGTGATCTGCACCCTGAAGGCGGCCCGCCGGCTCTGGACGGACGCCCCAGGCTACGGAAACGGGGTGCTGAGGTACTGGCTGCAGGATCACGGCCTGATCGCCCCTGATGACGCCCTGTGTCAGCCCTCGCACCGTGCCGGGCCCGACTCCTACGTCACCGCCAACATCCTCTGCCACATGCTGACGCTGACCACGGCGGCGCAGATGGTGAGCTGGTCAAAAGAGCCCTTGGTCTTCCACCGCTGGGCTTTCGGCAAGCATTTCGGCGAGCTGCTGTCCGAGACCCCGGCTGACTACCTCGACTGGGTCGTTTGGAAGTCGCCGCTCGATGAGGACGTGAAGTGGAACTGCCGCCGCGAGCTTGATCGGAGGGCGGCATGAACTGGATCCTCGACTACTTCCTCGGCCCCCGTAACTGGATGGTCGTTCAATGGCAGGGCGGGTTCGTTGAAACCCCGATCAGCGACCTCTGGCCAGCGGCGAATATCGTGAAGTCAGGCCTTCGCGAGGGCGCTGCGGAGAACATGGCCCGCAGGCTCAAAGAGCAGGCGCGGGATAAGCCGGATCAGATTTCGGGGGTGGCATGAGCGCCCCCATCCCCATCGGCCGCGAAGTCGAGGAATGGCAGGGCGCGAAGCCGGATTCCGCCGTCCCTGATCGCGTCCGTCTCCGCGTGTTCCAGCGCTACGAAGGCCGCTGCTACCTGACCGGCGTCAGGATCAGGCCCGGCGATGCCTGGGACATCGAACACATCATCCCGTTGTCGATCGACGCGACCGGCAACCGTGAGCGCAATCTCGCGCCGGCCCTAAAGGCCCCGCACGTCGAGAAGACCGCCAAGGACCGCGACGACAAGGCCAGAGCCGACCGCAGGGCCAAGAAGCACTTCGGAGTCGGCAAGCCCAAGGCCGGCGGATTCCGAGGCTGGCGAAAAATGAACGGCGAGATCGTCTGGAAGGAAAAGCGATGACCACCCCCAACCAATCCAGGGCGGAGACGGTAGCTAGGATCATTGATCCGTCGAGTTGGCGCGTGCTGGACGGCTATCTCGCCGACGTGAAGCGGCTGAAAAACGCGGGCTATGATCCCGACAATTTCAAACATCAGGCCTCGCTCGCCAAGGCTCAAGAGATCATCGACCGCCTCGACCTCCCGCCCCTTAATGGGGAGCCGGTTCCGATGGTGCTGTTCTGCCCGAAGTGTGGAGTCCAGCACATTGACGAGCCCGAGTTGCCCTACATCGGAGACCGCATCATCGAGACGGGCGACGAGGAAGCGGCTGCGTGCATCAGGGAAGCGACGTGGAACAACCCGCCCCATCGCTCACACCTTTGCCTGTCATGCGGCCATATCTGGCGCCCCGCCGACATCGCCACTGTAGGCGTTCAGGCCGTCCAGACCAAGGGCAAGGCCGACAGTCCGACTGCTGTTCCCCCCCTTAATGGGGGAGGGGAAGAGGCCGTCTGGAAAGAACCCGAAGACGCGCCGTTGAATGGAGCCGTCATCTACGGCTGCGAGATCAGGGGCTATCGATACCAGCCTTACAAGCCCGCCGCCGGCAAGCGCCCCAACGGCGCCAAGGGGCGCTGGCAGAAGAGCAACGGTTACGGCGGCTTCGAGAACAGCGATCCGCCATGGCGCTGGACGGACCTCAACCCAACCATTCCGACGCCTCCCGCCCTAGCCACCCTCAACGTACAGGGTGGAAGACCCGCACTTGAGGCGAAACTGACCCTCATCATCGCCAAGCAATTGGGCACAATGGGTATGACGACGGGCCTTTCCGCGAAGCTGCACGGCGACCTCGCCGCTGCGATCGCCTCCGCCCTATCCCCTCCCGTAGTTGGAGAAGGCCAATGACCGACGAGACCCAACAACCCGACCCCTTCTCAGAACTCCGGGGATTGATGGAGAGGGCGAGCCCGCACCTGACTGACGGAACAGCGAGCGTTATGGCCGTCGCCGGATTGATCCAGCGCGGCTACGAAACTCAGCGTCCCAAAGCCCGCAATGCTCCGCACTTCATCGAAGACGCCGAGCTGATCGTCGGGGCTATTCGAGCCCTCCCCCCGCTACTGGATGAGCGGGACAGGCTGATCGGGGAGAACGAGAGGCTGCGGCTGATCGCCACCGACGCGGCTTTGTTGGGCCAAGTGGTCGCCAGTTCGTACACGCCCGACCACAAGCCGCACACCCTCAAGAACCCAAAGACCGGCGATGTGGTCACTGGGCCGATTGCCGACGCGGTGATCGAGTTGGTCAAGATCATCATCGAGCAAGGCAACACCGCCCGCCAAGCTCTCTCTCAGGAGATCGGGTGATATGGGAAACCGTGAAGCGCCCTACTCCGGCTTGGCCTTTTCGCGCTTCGCTAGTTCGGTCTCCACGGCCTCGCGGATGAACTGCGCCCGCCGGTTAGGGCCTGCAAGGGCGTCGATGCGCTTCAGCACGTCGCGCGGCAGGCGGACGGTCGTGGCTTCGACGTTGAGCGGCGGGCGACCCATGCGCGGGGGCGTAGGCGATATCGCTTTGTCAGTCAAATGTTCCATGTTTCCGATATCGCTTATTGACGGGGTATCCGATGGCGGTTATATAACCGATACCGCTTACGGAGGCAAGGCAATGCAAATCTCGATCATCGGTTACGAGCCCGAACACAGCTGCGACCACTGCGGCCGGAACCTCACTCACGGCATTCAAACCGATCGCCTCGGCGTGGTCGGCGCTGACTGCCTGAACAAGATGATCGTCGCCAATCGCAAGCGATTCAGCGGCAACGGCAAGCCCGGCGCTTCCCTCATCCGCACCTTCGCCAAGCTTCGCCAGCGCGACAGCTGGGAAAGCCTGCGCCGCATTGGCTACGCGCCCCACCACTTCGACTTCGAGGTCACCCAATGACGAAGATCGCCGCCTGCTACGCCCACGAGACGCTTCAGGTTGAGCCGGGCAACCGGCTGCACCGTCTCATGTCGATCCTCTTCGACACCTACTACGACGACCTCACGGAAGCGCGGATCGAGCAGCTTGAGGAACTGGCCTGCTCGTGGCGCTGGATGAACGCTGACGGTGAGCGGCTCGGGTGATCCCCCAACCAACCCCCAGAGGGACCGACATGGCGAACCCTGAGACCACCACCCCATCCGTTGAGGGAGACCGGCTGGAGGCGATTGCGCGCTTGGTCGATCCTATCGTGTTCGCCGAGGTTGATCGCTTCATGGCCTACGCCAAGACCAAGGGCTGGTCGGGTTGGGACACGTTCGGCATCTTCCTTTGGTCAAACACCGGGCTCCGTTTGAGCGGCGCTCTGCACCGCGCGCGCCAGATCGCGGCCCTCGCCACCCCGACCACTGAACCCGATACAGGAAGGGGGTTGAGGGAGGTCGTGACCCGCGCGGTTGTCGAGAGCGCGCACCTGTCTCACGAAGCGCTTCACCGAACGGTTGATGCTGTCCTCGCTGCCCTATCCGATACCCCAAGTGGGAGGTTGGAGGCCTCCCGGGCTCAAGAGCAGCCGCCGGCTAGTGGACCGGGTGCCGTAGCCCCGGCCACCTTCGGGCAGGTGAAGCCGTGAGCCGCGCGTCTATCCAGACGTTCCTGTGCGGCCACGAAGGCTGCACCGAGCGCGCCCGGTACGAGTACTACGACCGCGCCGAGGCTCGCCGGCAATGGGAGCGGTACGGCAACGGAAAGTATCGCTGCGTTCGGCACAGCCAGCCCGACGAGGTGCTGTCTGAAGCCAACGCCAAGCTGACGCGTGACTTAGTAAACGAGGAGCGCAACGGCCACCTGTATTTCGGATACTCCGGCTTCGCGCACGGCCCCGGCTTCAAGGCATTCTCCGCAGACTTCCCCGCCGGGACAGTCCTTCGCGTGACGGCTGAGATCATCCTTCCGAACACGCTGACGCCCAGTGATGGAACGGGCTACGACACCGTTTCCACGCTCCGGACGGCTGAAGACGCCTCCGGGACGAACCCTTCTAACGTGGAGAAACAGGCATGAGCGATCTTATCGAAAGCCTTCAACCGTGCCCCTTCTGCGGATCGTCCAAGGTTGCGTTTTTTGAACTGGAGGACGAAACGAGCGTCATTTCCTGCGACGGCTGCAATGCTCAAGGCGGGTACTATGTCGGTGAGAGTACCGATCCGGACGAGGCCGTGGAGTTCTGGAACCGCCGCGCCCTTTCAGATCAGAACAGACTTACAGGGGGGTGGAGAGACATCGAGAGTGCGCCGAAGGACAAGCGGTTCCTAGGCAGGCTTGGCGATGCCGTCTATCCGACAGAGAACGGCCAGTACTACGACAAATGGCCCCATGAAGAAGGCGGCCCGACGTACCGCGACGAATGGAACCGCATCACGCCCGGCGCCATCTCGCCTTGGAGGCCGACGCATTGGATGCCGATTGAGCCCCTTCCCCTTCCTGGTGGGGAGGAGAAGCGATGAGGCGCCGCGTTCGTTGGTTCTCCTGTGGCGCCGCCAGCGCCGTGGCGACCCTGCTTGACCTTAAGGCCAACCCCGCCGGGGTCATCGCCTACTGCGAGACGGGCGCGGAAGATGCCGACAATGCGCGGTTCCTGACCGACTGCGAAGCCCTGTTTGGGCAAGAGGTCATCCGCCTCCGCAACCCTGACTTTGCCGATACCTGGAGCGTCTGGGAAAAGCGCCGCTATATGTCGGGCATTGCCGGAGCGCCCTGTACGTCTGAACTGAAGATCGGCCCGCGCCTCGCCTTCCAAGAGCCTGGCGACGTGCACGTGTTCGGCTACACCGCCGACCAGCGCGACGTTGAGCGCGCGGGCCACTTCCGCAAGAACTATCCCGATCTGACGATGGAAGCTCCGCTCATTGAGCGCGGGATCAACAAGGCCGGATGCCTCGCCATCCTCGACACGCTGGGCCTGAAGCCGCCGCGCATCTACGCGATGGGCTTCCACAACGCCAACTGCATCCCTTGCGTGAAGGCGACCAGCCCCGACTACTGGGCTCTGGTTCGGAAGGAGTTTCCCGCCGAGTTTGAGCGGGCCGCCAAGCTGTCGCGCGAGATCGGCTGTCGGCTGTCGCGCATCAACGACGTGCGCGTGTTCATCGACGAAATCCCGGCGGATCAATCGACGACCAACCCCATCGCGCCCGCCTGCGATTTCCTCTGCCACATCAATGGATCGGAGCTGGCCGCATGACCTTCGCTGGCGAAGTAACCCCTCCTGGCTGGTTTCAGGTCTGCCGCCGCTGTCGGTCGCTTGTCGATTACGACTGCGCCTGTGGCGATACCGACGCAGCCCATTTTGACGATCTGGAAAAGGCCAAGGCGGCAACCCGCAAGACCTCCCCCACCAATCAGGTAAAGCCATGACCCGCCACCTGACCCCGGCAGAGCTGGCCGAGCGGATCGGCCTTTCTCGGATGAACGCCGATGGCTGAGAGCATCACCCCGATCTCTACAGAGCGCCTTGACGGCGCCGCCGCGATCGCTGCCTATCTCGGCTGGCCGGAGCGCAAGGTCTATCAGGCGCGGGAACGGGGCTGGTCGGCTCCGATCCGAAAGCAGGACGGGATGGGCATCTACGCCTTCAAGTCCGAGCTCGACGAGTGGCAGCGCGCCCCGGAAACACTACCGGCCAAGCGGTCGGCATAGGGAGCCGCCATGGCGAACGTCCGACGGGTCAAGCACGAGTCCGGCGCCCAAGCCTGGCGCGCCACGATCACGACCTTGGAGGGCAAGCGGAAGTCGAAGAACTTCACGCGCAAGGGCGATGCCGACGCATGGATGAAGGCGAACGACGGCGCCGCGACGAACGGTTCCTCAAGCATGACGATGCTGCAGTTGGCCGCCAGCCACAACCGCTGGTTCGACGGGATCGTTGCGGCCGGCGAGCGGGCCATGGTCACGGCCGACGGCTACGACAGCCATCTGCGGATCCATCTGAAACCTGACGAGTTGGCCGGCGCTACCCTGGATGCGATCGACGCCCCGGCGGTGCAGGGTTTCCTTGACCGGCTTGTCGAGCGCGGCAGCGTCAACACGGCCCGCAAGGTCAAGAAGAGCCTGTCGGCCTGGTCCAGCTACGCCGTGCGCAAGGGCTGGATGAAGATCAATCCCGTCGATGAGACGAAGGTGATCCAGCGCCGGCGGCGAAAGGCCGATCAGGTCTACATCCCGCCGAAGTCCGACTTGGTCGCGTTGCTCGAGGCGGCGCGATCAGGACCCAACCCCGAACGCGATTCCGCCGTGGCGCACGTGCTGATGTTCGCGGGCCTGCGCATCTCGGAACTGCTGGGGATGGCCGACGACGCGGTAACGCTCCAGCGCCCCGGGTCCAACCACAAGGCCAGCGGCTCGCTGGGCGTCCATGAGCGGCTCTGCTCGCGCCATGTGACCCTCGGCGAGGTCAAGTCCGACGACGGCCTCAGGGACCTTCCTATGGGCCCGGCGACGGCTGCGGCGGTTCGGGCCTGGCGCGTCGCCAGAGGGCCATCAGGGGTCGCTATGGTTCGCGGGGTCAGAGTGGCGGGTCGTCTCCTGCCCGGCCCTCCGGACGGCAGCCACGGGCCGTTCTGGGCTTACTCGGATTTCAGGCGGCAGTGTTGGGCGCCGATGATGCTGAGGGCTGGCCTGGCCGAAGTCGTGAAGACCGGCGCCCATAACCGGATCAAGGTCGCCTTCGGACCCCACACTCTGCGGCACGTCTTCGCCTCGATCCAGATTGAGAACCGGGTGACACCGAAGCGGCTGCAGGCCCTGATGGGGCACGCGACCTTGGCGATGACGATGGACCTCTACGGCCACCTCTGGACCGACCCTGAGGGCGATCAGGCGATGGCCGAAGCGGGCGAGCTGGCCATCACCTCTGGGACATGAAAGCGCCACCACAGCGCCGCGCCATCGTAAGCCGTTGATTTTCCTACCGGGGCCGCGCACTGCAAATCCTTGCACCCCGGTTCGATTCCGGGTCGGGCCTCCAACACAAAACCCCGTGGAATAAGGGGTTTCGGCTGCTGCGCACCGAATTGCAGCCGACTTGAATGGTTCACTGAATTTCCTAGCTTTTCACGGCATTCCACCGTGTTCCGCCAAACTCCGAGCGCCGCGAGAGCGCCGCGACGTTCCAATTCCGTTCTTGACGGTGAGGCGCTTGCGCGCGTCGTTCCCGCCATGCCCAGCCCCGACGGATGGATGACCCTGGCCGAGTACGCGGAGAGCGACAGGAAACTGGTGGCGTGGTGCACGGCCTGCGACGATGGCCGGGAGATGCACTGCCGGGACGCAGCGGCGACGTACGGCCCCGGGCGAACCTGGCCCGATCTCGAAAAGGCCCTGAGGTGCCGGGACTGTACTGGACCGCTGAAGCTGTCGTTTCCGCCGGCTGATCCCAGCAACGTCGTCAACGGATCAGGGACAACGCGGAATGGGCCGGGGGTGGGGAACTGAGGGCCAGACATGCGAAAAGGCCCCACGGCGAACCGAGGGGCCTTCAGCCTGTAGCAGTGGGTAAAGTCACTGGGGAGGGTGAGGTTGAGCCTCTGTAGGGCATTCGAGGGGGAGGCGTTGAGGGCGGCGGTGTGCTCGTGACTTGCGCGCTCCCCGGCGAACCGGATGGGCACAAGGACGTGGCATCAGAGACCCCGCCCCCAACACCCCCACAATAGCACAAACCGACGCTCTGTGAAGCGGGGAGGCGGTTGTTCGGAAGCCGGATTTGTGCGATAAGAAGGGGCTGCGGCGGTCCCGCGAAGTCCCGCTGGTTCGCCGGCTGGAAGATCACACCGAGAGGCTTGATATGCTGCCGCAGCAATCTTTCCGAAGCCGCGATACGCAGGACGATCAGCGCCCATGCCCGGTTTGCAGCCGGCGCATCTACATAGAGCAAGGACGCTGGACGGCGCACACGGAGCCCGGCTCTTGGATCAGGGGCCTCGGCTTCCGACAATGCGCGCAGGCTGGCAAGCGCGCTTCACCCCTAGGAGGCTCTCCCGGCAGACAGGTCAACGGGATTTCCCGTAGACCCCTCGCCTAGCCCACATACGAAAACGCCCCCCGATCTCTCAGGAGGCGCTTCATTGACCCGAGGCCTTAGCCCTAACTAGCGCGAGGCCACGATAGCGGGCAACCTCGCATCCCGCCGCGCCGGGAGCTTTTCAGCGGGGGCAAGCTAGCACCGGGGGTCTTGGGTAGCCAGACAATCGCGCAAAGAAAAAGGCCCGCACTGATGGCGGGCCTCGTATCGTATTGTTGAGATGCGCGCCCGCGCTGCGATCTACATGGCCATCTCCGAGAAAGAGTTTCTAGGGTCCACGCATGGGCCGTTGGGAGAACGTGAATCTTCTGCCCGAAATCCGGACCCGTCAAGCAGAAAGCGCCCCTAGCCGCGAGGGCCAGGGGCGCGAGGAATAATCCGGGTTATATTTTAGGTCGCTGAATTAGCGATCCCGTGGCCCGAGGCCGGAGCCTTCAAGGGCGATGTTGTAAGCGCGGCTGATGAGTTGCTACCCCGGCTTTGGCGGCCCGCTGGTCAAGCGCTTCCACCACGGCCTGCCGTCGAGCCGCTTCATCGTCGCCCGCTCCTCCGCCTCGCAGGCTTCGAGAATCCACATCATCGTGGCCTTGCGATCGTTGGCGGTTTCCAGCCGACCGGTCTGGGCATCACCGAAGGCGACCCATTCGCCGACGGTGTTGTCAGCCGGCGGAGGGGCCCCGGCAACATCAGCGCGGAGCTGGGGAGGTATCCGGCCGGCGCAGTCCAGCGCAACGGGGATGGTCACGGTACGAGGCACGCTGGCACAGGCCGGCAAGGCCAACGTCGCCAGCAGCGCCAGCGCCGTCGCGCGCATTTGGGGCTTTGAGGATTTCATCGCGGTGCTCCTGTTCCGTGGCCTGTTGGCCGAGTTCTCGTCTGGCTTGCTCGCCCGTCGCCTTCATCGAGGCGTCGGAGGCGGTCTTCCCGGCTTGGCCGATGACGTTGCCGGCCTTGTCGTGCGCCGCAGCGCTGGCCTTCCACCCGAACGGATCGCTGATGAAGGCCCCGATCTTCGCCCCCATGGTCATGATGATGACCGCGACGAGAAGAACGGCGACCAAGCCGGCGAGCCAGTTGTAGGGCGGGGGGATGAGTTTCAGGGGGTTCATTGCCAACCTCCAGCTTGCAGAGCCTTCAGGAACGTCATGGCGTAGCCGGCGATCAGTTCGTCCTTGTCGTGCAGGTTGACCAGCACCCGGGCCGCCTTGAAGTTCTGCAGGGTCGGATTGGCCGGGATGTAGGCGCGGATACCCTTGCCGGTGGAACTGAACCATCCGTCGATCAGGCCCTGGACGAGAACCTTGCCGGCGATCACCGGGTCCATCGCGAGGTGCGGCTGCTCATAGAGGGGCAGGCCAAGGGCTGCGCCAGCGGTTTTGTAGTTGCAGGCCCACGTCAGCTGAACGAATCCCTTGCCGGCGAAGAGCGGGCCGTCGCCGGGCCGGGTGTTGCCGTGCTTCCGGGCGTAGTCGCCGCGCTGGCCTTCCGGTCCATACATGCGCGTGAAATATTTGTTGGCCGACGTCTCATCGAGCCAGTAGGCCTCCCGAACCGGCTGCATGGTTCCGGCCGTCTCATGGAAAGCCGTCCCGAGCGCATAGGCCGCCCAGCTCGTCGGCATCTTCCCGGCACAGGCCGCGAGGATGGCCTCGCACCCGCTGACCTCTCCCGGCTCCAGGGTCGGCCCCAGCACCTTGCTGCGCCGCAGGACGTCGAAGAACGCCGCCGGGTCAGACAGGCCCGCCGTGCCCGCCGGAGGGGCCACAGGAGGGCTTGCCGGGGCCGTGGGGGCTGCGACAGCGTCTTGAGCGCTCGCCAGCCCTATGGCGGCGTCTACGAGCTGTTGGGCCTCTACAACGGCCATCTGGGCCCGGTCTAGGGCGGCGGACGCTTTGAGCAGGGTGTCGGTCATTTGATGCGCTCCGATTCCGGAAGCTCGCCGGTATCGATCGGTTCGGCCGGCGCGACTTGCGGCGCGGCGTTGACCTTCGCGATCTCGACCTTGGCCGCGTCTTTCGACTGTTGCTGGTTCTCGATGGTGCGAGCCCCATACAGGGCGGCGAGGATCAGGCCAGCGGCCCCGACCTTTTCGGCTGTCGATCCCGTCGCGATGGCGTAGGCCGTGGCGCCGGAAACCGAGTACATGGCGAAGGGCCGGGACAAGTCGGCGACAAACGTCTTGACCTTCTCCGACGGCGACGGCTTTGCGGGTTCGGTCATTTGAACAACCTGTCGATGATGGGGTTGAGGGCGCGACCGGCGACGAAGCCGATGATCATGATCCCGGCCATGAGCCAGGCCTGAAACCGACGAAGGGCCCCGACCTCGTCCTCGATTTCCTTGACCTTCTTGCGGTCTTTTTCCCGCTCTTTCTCGCAGTCGTCGCGGTCCTCGACGGCGCGCTCTTCAAGGGCCAGGACGCGGGCCTTCAGTTCAGCGATGGCGACGGCGCGTTCGAGGTCGCCCAGCCCCCCAGCCCCGCTCACGTCTCAACGCCTTGATCAGAAGCCCAAGCCCGGCGACGAAGCACAGGAAGGCGCCGGAGCAGGTCAACCAGGTCGCCACGGCATTGCCAGACATGAAGGCCCCCGGTGATGGTCATGGAAGCCAGGATCGCCGCCATGCCGCTGTTGTTGAGCCTGATGTACCAGCGCAGCGTCGCCTTGGTTGTGTCCCCGCCGACATACAGCGCCCAATAACCGGCGTGGAGTCCGAGTTGGCCGAGCAAGATCAGGCCGACCACCCATTTCCATGCCTGGGCACGTTCCCCCCATGTCAGCCAGAGCAGGCCGAGCAAGGCGAGGTCTTGAGCCGGAAAATGGGCCATGGATGCCGGCGGCCCGGTTTCCAGGCTCACCCCGACTGAGGCGAAGAACATCACGAAGACGAACCCGGCAGCCCCGAAGAGCTGCAGCGCCTTGGTCCGCAACAGCGCGGCGAGGAAGGTGACCCCGACCGTGACCCAGCAAGCGATGCTGAACCACGTCGTCAGGCTGCCGAGCGGAATCGGCTCCACAGCTACGGACCTTCGGCCGGCGGCGGCGGAGGGGGCGGAGGAGGAGGCGGGGGCGGTTCGTCGTCGGGCTTTTCGTTGCCGCCGCTGAAAGCCGCCATGGCGTCGGTCTTGAAGTGGTCGCCGGCCAGGGTCGCAACGACCTCGAGCGCCCGATGCAGCGACAGCGCACAGGCCTTCGCCACAGTCAGGGCGCCGAACAGCATCAGGTTCCCCTCGGCCTCGGCCTGACGAAGACCCCAGCCGATCGTTCGCTCAATCGACCGGAGATCCTTCTTGACCTCCCCGGCCTTGGAAACGGTCTGTGCCTGCAGCGTCATCGTAATCTCCTGAACATAGGGAGGCGGCGAATAGTCCATCGGGAATCCCCGACGGCGGCTTGCTCACCGTTGTTGATGAAGACCCGGACTCAGCCTCCCCTGCCCCTGCCGCGCGTGGTGCGGCTTCTGGATCAGGCTTGCTCTGGTTCCGGGGTCGGGGCCCTGAGGGTGCGACAACGCCCTCAGGGCTGCGATCTGTGGGGGCTCTGGCGTTGTGACGGCTGATGCGGCAGAGTTGCCGCCGCCGGGCTATAGGCCGCCAAGGAGGGCACCGTGACGACCAATGAAGAATCTGTGGCGACAACGGCTCGAGCCGGGTTGCTGGCGGCGCTGGCCGCGTTTGGCATCATCTACGCCGTCGGGCTGGCGTTCGTGCTGATGTCGCCGATCCGGAACGAGGCGCTGCGGATCGTGCTGGATGCGGCGCGGGGGCCGCTACACGATCCAACCGTGTCCTCGGTTCTCATCGCCTTGGCCGGCGTCGTCGGCTACCTGGCCGTCATCATCCTGCAGCCGCTCATCATCATCGGGGCGTTCATGGCTGTCGAAATCTGGCTGGCGGGGCCGCCGAAGAGTTGGCCGGCGACGTTCTTGAGCCTGTTCTTCCGAAGCGTGATCACAGTCCTGGCTACGGCGATTGGCGTCATCTCGGGGAAGCTACTGGCAATGGCTGACTTCAGGCCGCTGCTGCATCTGGAACCGGTGACCGGCAACCCATTCGTCGCGCTGATCACGACAACGGGGGTGATCCTGCTGGCTATGGTGGTCAACGACTTCGCCACCTACTGGGCCCACCGGTTCCAGCACCGGGTCAAGTTCCTCTGGCGCTTCCATCGCGTCCATCACGCCATCGAAAACCTCGACGCCGCCAACAGCTACGATCACCCCGTGGATGGCATTGTCGCCATCATCTGCACAACGCTGGTCGGGCTGCTCCTCGGCTTCACCTACGACCAGTTCCTGATCATCTCGGCGGTCGTCGCCATCCATGTCTATTTCGTCCATACCCGGGCGCCGATCCACCTCGGCCCGCTGCGTCAATGGATCGCCGACAACCGCTTCCACCACTTCCACCACAGCCGGCGGTATGAGCACTACAACCGGAACTTCTCGGAATACTTCACGATCTGGGATCGTGTCTTCGGGACCTGCTACGTCCCCGCCGACGACGAGATGGTGGAGACCGGTGTGCTTGGAACGAAGCAGGCCCGCAACCTCTGGGAATACCTGACTGGGTCGCTGGAAAGCACCGGGGAAGACATGCTGCCGCCGGGCGATGCCAGCCCCCAGGCTACGGAGAAACCGTCTTCCTGATATCGGCGACCCACGTCCCGGGGTTTCCGGAAACGGTGCACTCCCACCCGGCGATGAAGTTGCCGTTGCCATCGACCACGGGCGCGGTGTTCTTGATGTAATCGCCGACGAACCACACGTTCGTGGCCGGAGCGGCGGTCCCAAGCCCGCTGACCTGCATCCTTGCACTGTAGACCGGCACGGTCGCCGAGGCGGTGGCATTGACCGACAGAACGATTCCGCCGGCCAGGTCCGTCGAGAGAACATAGGCGCCCTCGGGAATGCCCGTGCCCCGGATACGGTTACCGGCCGAGAACGCCGTGGCGGGGTTAACGCCAGTCAGGTTCGGAGAGCCGTTGGTCGTCGTCGCGATGCAGCGCTGGCGCAGGGGGAGATAGCGATAGGTGCCGAGGCCATAGGAGCCGCTGGTCACGCTCAGGGGGACCTCGCCGAGAGTGACGACGCCGCCATTGATCGCGGAGACATAGCCGATCTGGGTGAAGACGCTGCTGATCGTCAGGCCGCTGGGGTTGACCAAGTTCCACGGCGTGAAGGCGTTGGACGTGACCTGCACCGACATGCCGACCCGGTAGTATCCGGCATTGGCGGGCGTGAAAGTCGCCACCCCCGGTGACGTCACGGTGATGGCGACGGTCTCGATGTTGTGGCCGACCGGGCCTTCCTGTTCGGTCCAGACCCGGCGGCTGTTGTTGGCCCCCTCGGTCAGGGAGCCGCCCTGCGTCAGGACGGTCGTTTGGGTCCTGCCGCCGAGCAGCGCCAGCGTCCCCCTGAAGCTTTCGCTCATGCCGGCGCCGCCATCTTCATAGCGGGTCGGGCAGTTGACGAAAGCAACGCCGTTTATAGGGTCGTTGAAAACAGGCTGGGCGTCCAGGATCACGCCCTCAAACCTGATCCCAAGCACGGCGCTGGTCCGGTTGGCGATGGAAAGGGCGCGGGGGATGGAGGTGTACTGAGTCCAGGCGCCGCCCCGGACGTTGACCGGGCCCTGTACGGTGAGGTGGTTGTCGGCCGCCGCCGTTCCTGCGCCAGCGGCGGTCAGGAACTTGAAGTGGCAGGTCTCTATGTCGAGCGGATAGGCCCCGGTGTAGAACCCCAGCGAGTAGATGCTTTCGCTGAAGATGTTGCGCAAGGTCAGGTTCTGGTAGTTGCCCGTGGTGTAGTTGAGCAGCCACTTCACGAAATCGATGATGCCGCCATCGACGGTCTGACAGCCTCCGGTTCCGGCGCCGTAGCGCTTGGTATCGAGGAAGACCTGGCAGCCGAGGACGAAGGGGTCGCGGATCGTGATGCCGCGATCCTGCGATTGGCCAATGGCGACGCTGACCTTGTTGCCGCCAAGGCTGCACTTGTCGAGGATGACGTTGTCGCCGAGCTGGGTGCCGCCGCCGCTGCACGACAGCGCGACCCCAACAATGAAGCCCTTGGGGGCGGCGTTCTGCAGGAACACCCCGGAAGAGCCGACGTTGGCGGTGTAGTAGGCGGACAATCCGGGGTAGCCGCCGTCCGCAGGAACGCCGCTGCAGAACGGGTCGATGGCAATACCGGCGTGCGGCGAATAGGAGGTATCGCGAGCGCCGTTGGTGTTCCACCACGGCGTGGCTCCGCTGTCGTTGAGCAGGTCGGAGTAACCTGGCTGGGCGCCACTGCTCGCGCCACCGAGGAACGAGATGTTCTGGACCTTGATCATGCGCCCTGCCTGGATGATCAGCGCCGGGCAATCCTTGAACGTCGTCACGATGCGGGTCTGCTGCGCCGTGATGTAGCCCGGCGTCTCCCCGATCAGCGTCAGGCTGAAGAAGCTGAATGCCCCGGCGGTCCACTTGAAGCAGAGGATAGGCGAGGCGATCGAATAGGTCCCGCGCAGGAACTGCAGCACGGTCCCGTTCTGGGAGATGCAGAACTGGATCGCGGTGTTGATGGCCGCCGCGTCATCCGTGGCGCCGTCGGCCTTGGCCCCGAACATCTGCACGCGATAGGGGTTGTTGGTCTTAGCCAGAATCCACCAGGCGCCGTCGGCGGTCTGGAGCTTGCCGGGGCCGCTGGGCCCGGCAGACGGGACGTAGACAGCACCGCCGCCATCGCCCGGGGTGTAGTAGCCGTTGGTCTGGACGCTGGTCGTACCCGGGGCCACGGTCGCGGCGACAAGGGCGGCAACAGTGGCATAGCCGGGCCGCGTGGACTCGATCACGGCTACCCCGGCCGTCGTGGCATCGTCGATCTGCGCCAGCCCGCCAGTGACGGCGGTGTAGACGCTGTCTGCAGCGGTGTTGGCGGCGTCGGTCGCCGCGCCCGCATCGGCGACAGCAACAGCAACGGCAGCGTTGGTCTCCGAGACCAGATTGCCGAGGTCGGCCTCGATGTTCGTCGCAGCTTGAGCCGCAGCTTGCGCCGCCGTGACCGCCCCTTCGGCAACGGTCCCGACGTAGGAGAAGTTCTCGTCAAGCTCAGCGGCGGGGACCTCGCCGACCTGATCGGCGAAGGTGTTGGGGATATCGACCATGTCTGGGCTCGCCTTAGATCTTGATCACGTAGAGGGCGGTCTGGTTCTTGGGACGGGTTTCACTGACGGTGTTGGTCGCCGTCGGGGCCCAGGTGATGGTCGCGGCTGTGACGCTATCGGTCATGATGCCGCCGCTGGGCGTGGTGTCGTTCGCCGAGCCCGGCGAGGTCGCCCACGGCATGGTCAGAGTCAGCGGTCCGACGCCATCGGCCTGCAGTGCCGCGAAGACGCGACCGCTATCCACCCCGGCGCCGTCATCGAAGCCACGCAGGAACAGGCCGCGCAGGTCGGGAACATTGAAGGTCGTCGAGCCGTTGCCGACGCCCCAGGTCGTTCCGATGACGCTGAAGAGGTTGGCGTAGGTCGAGCGGGAAACGGCGGCGCCGTCGCACTTCAGCTCCGTTGCCGAATGGATGGCGTTGGCGCCGGAGGCGAAGATTTTCCCGGTCAAGCCGAGCATGAAGCAGAGGTCGGCGGGCGACAGGTCAGACGGCGCGCCAGTGCCGGCCCCAGCCGCCCTGCCCTTCACCGTGGACTGGGCCATGTTCGACAGCCGGAAGTCGGCGGTGGAAAGCGTGATCCCGCCGCTGGCGGTGTAGGTCACCACGTCAGCCGTGGTCATCAGCTGGACCGTGGCCCCGCTCAACCGGAAGAACAGGCCGCCGGTCGTGGACCAGAGGTCGCCGTTGGTGATGTTCGTCGTCGGGGCCGCCCCATGGGGAACCCGGAAGCTGGCGTATCCGGAGCCGCCGGAAGTCGAGGCCTTGCCGATCAGGGGCGCGCCGCCGACTCCGATGGCGGTGTTCATGTTCGCCAGCGTCAGGCCGGCGCCGGCCGAAATCGCGCCCTTGATCAGGACAACCAGCGCGGGGAGGTCGCCGTCGTCGTCAACATCAGTGGCGGTCAGGTCCGCAACGGCCTGCGCCAGACCGGCGGCAAGGAAGCTGCTCTGCCGCAGCGTCTTGTTGAGCCTGGCGCTGGGCAGAATGCCGGCGCTGTAGCCGTCCGTCAGGAACGACGCAGCGGCGTAGTCGGCTTGCGAGATGACGTTCGCCCCGCCGTCGATGGCGAAGGCGAGGATTTCAGTGGTGGCCATGGGACCTCTACGCGGGGCTGAGTTCGGTAGCGAGGGCGCCGGTATCGAGACCGGCGATGGTGTCGTTCTCGACGTCGAGGCCGAAGAACGGGGTGTCGGAAACCGACGGGATCAGGTAGGCGGCGACGCGGACCCCGGCGGGCTTCAGGGCGAGGTAACCGCCGGTCAGAAGCGCCATGGTCACCGCATCCGGTTCCGGCCCGATCAGGGCGAAGAACAGGCTCATGTCGCCGTTGTCCTGGATCAGGATCGTTGTGCCGGTTCCGGCAAAGAGCGTGTCCCAGATCAGGTAGGCCTGAGGGATCGACCCGTCCCATTGATTGGCGGCGACTGTTGCGCGGAGCAGGGTCCGGTAGGCGTCGTCGGGAAGGCTGACGAGCCCCGTGGTTGGGTCGAAGGGGCCCTGCAGCGAACCCTGATCCAAGCCGAGACCGTCAACGTCTAAACTGAAATAAACGTCGGTCAGGGGAACCTTGAGGACGCGGGTGACGCCGACCCACTCCCCAACCGCGTCCAGTTGCTCACCAGCGGCGTTGTCGAGGTCGTAGATGGCGGGCAGGCTCTGGACCGCAACGAGACCATCAGCGAGGCCCTGCAGCGGCACAGAGACCGTCGCGATGTAGTCGGGCTGTTTGCGGTGCTGGCTGGTGATCAGCGCCAGGTACGGCGCGATGTCGCCGCTCATCAGGTCACCGAAACAGTGATGTCGTCGGCCGACAAGGCGGCGGCTTCATTGAAGGTGATGGCGATGTCGGCGGTCCCGGGCGGATCACCGGTCCGGGCGACCCGCAACTCGGTCAGATTGAAGGTCGCGCCCAAGACGGAGTTGGCGAGGTTCGCCGCCGCCGTCAGTTTGGTCTGGTAGACGTCGCCGCCGATGGCCAGTGCCGAGACGTAGGCGACAAGGGCGTCCTTGATCTGGGTTTCCGTGGTCGAGACGTAGCCGGCGAGCGCGGTCAGATCGACCTCGACATCAAGATCAACAATCGTCGGTCGATAGAACCGGATCGTGGCCGGGACGCCCTTGTCGTCAAGAACGATTTCGGAGGTGGTGCCGTAGGTCCCGGTTCCCGGAGGCTTCTTCAACGCGATGGCTTCCGCGATCTCGACGGCGTCACCGCCTTCGACAACCAGGCTGATGGAATGGCTGGGGATGCCGTCGCCATCGGTGGTGTCGGTGTCGTTTTCGTAGGGCTGGTATCGCTGGACGCCCTCGAGGTTCGCCACAGCCCCAACAATGCCCTTGAGGACAGTCGAGGCCGGCAAGGCGGTCGAGGCGGCCTGACGGCGGCGCAGTGTCGCATCATACTCAACCGGCGCCCCTTCGGTCGCCGCCGCCGGGTTGGTCACGGTCTGCCAGCCCCGGGTCGGGGTCAGGATGCGGGTGATCGTGTCCGGGGCCGCAGCGATGTCGCCGACCTCTGCCGCCGTGACGGTCACCGTGATTTCGCCTTCGACCGGGATCGTCACCGTCGTCGGCAGCGTCCACTGATTGGCGAAGCTGTCGCCGACGACACCGTCCGTGATCAGCGTCCCGGCGGTCCCGACGATCAGGACATCCGCGGTCGAGTTCGTGGCGATGTTTCGGGCCAGGCCATTGATCTTGACGATGCTGGACAGCCCAGCGCCTTGGGCGAACCCGGGCCGGAAGGAGTTGAACACCGCGATGCAGGCGGCGTTGTTGTCGTGAATCGCGCGAGCCAGCACCGCGACCCATTGGCCGTCTTGGCTGTCGGCCTCGAGGTAGGTGTCGGATCCATAGATCAAGCGATAGCTGGCCTGGAGGCTGGCGAGAATGTCGGGATACGACGGCGCCGAGATGCCGGTTGCATCGATCGTCACCGACAGAGTCGGCAGTGGATAGGTCGTCATCTAAAGCACCGCCTGAATGTTGGCCTGGCCGTAGAGGGTGGCGACGGTGGCCTGGACGCTGAAAGCCCGGCCAACGACCTGGCTGGCGTAGGTGACAATCCCGGTCACGCCTTGGGTTCCGAGGATGCGTTGCCGCACGGCGCGGTCCCGGCTGTTCTGGGTGTTGTTGCCGAGGATTTCGGTCGCGTAAGGCGTGCCCTCGGTCGTGTTGATGAACCATTCGCCCCTGAGCAGGCGCAGCCGCGTCATCACGGCTTGGGCCACAGCCTCGGGGCTGTTGATCAGGAAGTTCAGTTGTCCGGAGCCGAAGGTCATGTCTCCGGTGGCGGTCAGGGCGCGATACCTCACGGGACAGGCGGTCCCGAGATCGCGCCGCCGCTGACAACGCCACTGTGTTCATGCGTCTTCAGCGAGACCGTGCCGGCCAGCACATCGCCGGTCGCCTGCACATCGGAATCGGTGGTGATGTTGCCGGTCACATGCAGCGTCCCGTTGATCGTGGTGTTGGCGTTGATAGTGGCCCCTGCATCGGCGTTGACCGTGTACCCGCCGGGGGCGGTGACAACGACAGCCTGACCCTCGGGGTCGAGTTCGATGAAGGTCTCGCCATCATCGCTGCGGAGCTGGGCGTTCGTGGTGCTGATGCCACTGATCTTGCGGGCCTGAGAACGGGGACCAATGATCGCGAACCCGTCGCTGAGATCGTGCATCCGGGCTTCCATCGGAGCCTGGACGCCGCCGCTTTCCCACCAGGCGTCGATGCAGCGGCTGGCGATGATTACGAGACACTCATCACCGGGCTTGACCGGGAAGGTCAGGGTGACGCCGCCGCCCGACGGGAAGACCACGGGGCAGTCCAGCAGCAGCGGCATGTTGACGAAGGCCGACGACCCATCCGGCTGCGAAACCCGGCCCTGAATCGCGGGCTGGACGGTGCAGGTTATCGCGTCTTCGTCAAAGGCCTCGACGATCCCGGGCATAGCGGTCCAGATCGTGACTTGGCGGCCGTCCAGAGCCGCCCTGAGGCCTTCCTCGAAGTCGTTGGCCCGTTCCCGCCAATCCATCAGGTATACCCCTTGGCGCTTAGGCTTGGCGTGACTCGTTCGGAGCCGGCGATGCAGATCAGGTTCGAGTACCAAGCCGGGCCCCGGCTATCGCCTTCATGCTCGCAGACCACGACGCGGTAGATGCCGTCGTCGGTGATCGCGGGGATGAAACCGTTCTGGGCGGCGCCGCTGATGCCGATGTTGAGCGGGGCTTGCTGGATCGCGGCGTTGTCGATCTGGACCCTGCCGGCGACCTTGATTTTCGGATTGAGGAGACAGCGGACCTTGATCCCGTCCTGAGTCTGCTCCGGCATCCCGATCATTCCGGTATTGGCATTCAGAACGACGGCCTCGCCGGGGAGATAGCCGTCTACGGGGACGATCTGCAGCTCCCCGCGATGGACGCTGAAGGCCGTTCCGGTCGAGAAGGCGATGCCCCGCAAATGGTCCCGCGCCATGCCGAAATAGACCCGGCCCCGGGGGAGCCTGTTCTCAGGCATCCCGGCGACGTAGCCGGTCTTTATGCCCTTGGCCTCCAGCGCCTTTTGCAGCACCGCGATCCGGTCTTGAAAGCTGGCGCCGGCTTGGACGGCTGTGCTGATGACAGCGAAGTTCAAGGCCTCGTCGCCCTCGGCTCCAGTGATATCAACGTAGGTGTCGGTCGCGTTCTCCCGGCCCCGCCTGACTTGCACGATGGTCCCGTCAAAGATCACGCCGTAGTCGCCGCCCTCGTAGCCGACCTGAAGTATCAGCCGCGTGAACTCCTTCTGAATCCGGTTCGCGGTGTCCTCAGACAGGTTGTAGACCCGGATCGCGATGTTGGTCGGGGTCTGGAGATCGTACTGCTTGATCTTGAAGACGAAGCGCAGGCCCGACAGCTCAATTCCGTCCTCGCCGGCAGCGACCACCAGAGAAGCCTTGCGAAGCCATTGCCGCGACATCGGATCAGGCGGTCACGAAGTAGAGATGCGACGTGACGCCCAAGTTGCCCCAGGTCGGGACCGCATCGACGTCATGGTCGGTTTGCACGATCAGTTCGCCGCCGAAGTTCATGTATCCGAACTGGCCAAGCAGGTCGGCCCCGGTGACCAGCGGGAGACCGCGCAGCATCGGGACGTTCTGGGCATCAGCGATGTCGAGAACCCAGCCGCCGGCCTCGGTGTTGCGGTACTGGACGGTCAGGTTCAAGGACTGGCCGCCTAGTGTAATCCCGAACCGTTGGGGCTGGGGAGATAGAGGAACCTCATAGACGGCCATGTCAGGCTCCCGGCGGGCTCAGGGCGGCGGGTTTCGGCTGGACCGTCCCAGTATTCTGGACCGCTGCGGTATTCTCCGGCGCGGCCTGTTGGTCAGCCGGGGGGACGGCAACCGTCTCGGTCTCGACGATGATGACCTGGCGCAGGGTCACCGAACACATCAGCACCGCTTCCGTCTTCTCGTCGGTGACAACGGCGATGCCGGCGATCAGCATGTTGTCGTAGACGCGCTTTCCGGTGGCGACGCTGAACGGCTCCCGGCTGGCCTGGAGGTCGAGCAGCTCCTGGTACTTGTCGGAGACGTAGTTCTCGTTTCCGGCGGCCAAGCGGCTGCTGTTCGAATAGCCGATCTGCATCACCAGCTGGGCCGGGTTGAGATAGGCGTGGTCGCTGATCGATGCGCCTTGTTGAACCGGGTGATCGGTCACGGTCAGGGTGTCGTTGTGCGACTCCTGAATGGTGCAGTCGATGTCGATGTCCTGCAGCCGGCGCCGCGTCGAGATCGTGATGAACTCGCTCATTGGGCCGCGCTCTTCAGGTTCCGAACGACGTTGCTGTTGACCCGGTCTTGAGCGGCGGCAACGGCATTGGCGGTCGTGACCGGATCACCGCCTTGGACATTGATCGCGGTCGTCTGGTTCATGGTGACGCCGCCACGTCCGCCGCCAAGCGACGAATTCTTGAACATCAGATCGGCCTCGCGACCCCGGTTCGCCATCTCCTCAAAAGTCTTCGCCGGGCGCTCATAGAAGCGGGAGACCGCCGCCCCGGAGTCGTAGGCGGTGCGAGCGGCGCGCAACCGATCCCCGGCCCTGCGTTCACCTCCCTGCGTCATCTCGTAGTGGATAAAGCCGAGTTGCTCCTCGAAGCTGGAATTGCGGATATCCTTGCCGGCCCAGCGCTTGAACGCGGCCTGCCGGTCAGGATGCCACTGCGCCATGCCGTAGGCCTTGCCGCCGTCGCCAACAGCGCCGGTTCGGAAGCCGGACTCCTGCTTCAGGTTGGCGGCGATCCCGCTGGCCTGTTCCCGGCTCCAGCCTTTTCCGACGAAGTAGGAGATGACCCGGCCAGCGGCGCTGCTGGCATCGACGGGAGAAGCGTTGTCGTTGGCCGCCGGAGCAGTGCTACCACCGCCAGCCGCCGCAGGAGCCGCAGCCCCGGCTTCCGGCATAGCGGCGCCACGATGAGTGATCGCATACCAGACCTTCTGGACCGACTTGACCAGCGACATTGCCAGATCAACCAGGCCGGTCAGGGAATCCGACGCGACCTTCTTGGCCTGCTTCCATGCCTCCGACCAGTCGCCGCGAAGCAGCGCCGCGATCATCCTGATGATGTCGGCGAGGACGTTGAGGGTGTTGGTCAGGAGCTTCAGGGCGCCGCTGGCAAGCTCGATGATCGCCGGCCCGGTGTACTTCCAGATGAAGGCGACCAGCCGGCCCAGCACGGTGAGCAGCTCGATCAGGGCCCCGATGAGCGACATCAGGGCCTTGCCGGCCTCCTGAAGCTCCGGAGCCCACTTCGAACTGACGATGGAGCCCGACCCATCCTTCCAGACCATGAACTTGGCCCAGAGGTCGTCGATGACCAGCCCGGTCTTCTCCACCGCAGGGATCAGCCAGATCAGGAACTTGTCGGCGAGCAGGGCCAGGGTTGCGAGCAGATCGCGCCAGACCTGCATCAGGTGGGCGCTGGCCTTGGCCGCCTCTTCCTGATTGACCCCAGTCTCGTCGAGTTTCCGCTTGTAGTCGGCGAAGAACGCGTCCGTATCCCGCGTCATGACCTGGAGGGTCTGGGGATCGATCCCCAGCATCCCGGCGATGACGTTCGCCTTCGGCAGCGGCATGTCCTTGAAGGACCGCGCCAAGTCCATCACGACTTCGGTCGTGTCCCGCAACTCGCCGTTGGCTTCGCGGGTCCGGATACCGAGGCCCTGAAGGAACCTTTCGCCCCCAGGGTTGAACTTCATGAAGTTCGAGACGCCCTCGATGGCTTTCTTGGCGCCGTCAGCACTGCCGCCGAGCTGTTGGAAAGCGTAGGAGTAGGCCTCGATGTTCGACGCCGAGGAGCCGACGCGCTGGCTCAGGTAGTAGAGCTGCTCATACCGCTCCGACATCTTGACAACGGCGGCAACGGTTGCGGCAGCCATCGCGGCGGCAGCGGTCGCCAGCGACATCGCCGCCTTCGTCGCCATGCCGATGCCGGCGGTGAACTTCTTCTGTCCAGCATCATCGATCTTGAAGCCAAGACCGACAAGGAACTCCTTGATGACGTCGCCGCTCATTGATCCTCCGACGCCTTCGCCATGCGGGTTTCGTTCTCGACTTCGACATCGATCGCTTCGTTCATGCGGGCGATATCGGCGAGATCGATCTCAGTCCGGAGCAGGGATTCGTATCGGATCCAGCCCCTGGCGACCGGCCGCATCAGCCAGTCCGTTCCGTCGGTCATGCCAACGGTTTCGACCGTTACGCTGTTGCTAGGGCTCCAGCGCCGGCCTGGCCTTGAAAAAAACCGGCGAGGTTGAACTCCAGCACCTTCCACGCCAGTTGCAGCATCACCGGCAGGTCGATGTCGTCGAACATCAGGCGTTGAGCCCCGGACGCAACAACCGGAGCATAGCCGGGCCCGCTCTCTCGCTGGACGGCCTTGAGGCAGCCGTAGAGGACGGCGTTGGCGTCTTCCTCTGGCAGGTCCGCCAGCCCCTGCAGAACCGGCGGCAACAGCTTGGTGAAGTCGGCGCCGCCCTCCCCTTTGCCAATGAGGCCAGCCATGACCGACGCCTCGGCTTGACTGGCGACCGCGGCGAAGATCGGGGCCAGCTTCCGCAGGATCGCGAACTGTTCGAAGGGGTTGAGCTTGTTGGCCCGGTACTTGACCGAACCGATTTCGAAATCGAGGTGCATCTGGGCCTAGCTCCTCAGCGGTTAGATGGAGGGACGACCGACGCCGAGCAGGCCGTCGATCTTGCCGGCGTCGAACACCCACTCATTGGTGTTGCCGACCTTCGCCCAGGTCAGGTCAGGGACCTTCTTGAAGGCGACGTCACGGGCCGTCATGGTGTCGCCCCGGGCGGTATCGACCAGCGTGACCGTGTTCTGGCCATGCAGGGTCGAGGAGCCGGTCTGGTAGTTGTAGAGGCCCATCAGCAGGGCATTGACCGGCGAGGTCTTCAGAAGACGAACGGTGACCTGCCCGGCCTTGGCGGCGTGGAGACTGTGCATGACGGAGCCGTCGGCTCCCTTGGTCATGGTGTTCTTGTCCTCGTCACGGGCAATGGTGATGCCCTCCTCCGCCGCGCCCTGATCGGACCCGAGAGGGAAGCCGCCACCGGGGCCAATGATGGCCGCGTGGACGTCGAGAAAGCTGTATGTCGTCAATTGAACCTCCGATTATCCGGAATTGGCGAATTCGCCGTGATGAAGCTGCGCGGCCCGCTCGTAAGCCTCGGCTGCAGCCGCTGGGGTGAGGAAGTTCCCCAGACGATACCGCTTGCCGTTGGCGACGAGCTGGGCCTGCCAGCGTTGCGCTTGGGTGGAGAAGTGGACGCCCTTGTGGCCTGACGTGTTGTTGGCCTGAGCGCCCCGGTTCCAAAGGTTTTGGGCCTTCGTGCATTCTCGGAGATTGACCGCCCGATTGTCGGAACGGTCGCCATTGACGTGATCCACAAACGCGGCCCACCGCCCGTGGTGCAGCGCGAAGGCTATGCGGTGAGCAACCATCATGCCGTATCCGCCGCCGCCGACGTTAAAGTTTAGAACAATATATCCTGTCGTTGTGCTTCGCGTTCCAGCGGGGCGATTAGCAAACCTTGTGTTGAAAGTTCGCCACCCGCGATCAGAATTGAAATGATCGCGGGGGCGAGACTTCCACGTCAGAGCGCCGGTTTGCGGATCGTAAGTCAACGCATCCCGAAGATAGGAAATGGGGGCAGTTTTCATGCCCACATTATAGCATTAGCGGTTGAGGTTGACGAGGATGTCGGCGGTGTGAATCGCCCCGGCCAGCTTGCCGGCGACCTGGAACGCCACCGACTTCCGCAGGGCCCGGTCGGCGCTGGGCTGCAGCGCGATGGGCGGCGTGTAGACGTAGAAGCCGTTGGTCAGGGTATCGCCACGGCTGAGTTGGCCGAAGCCATCGCTGGTCCAGGTTCCGGCGGCGATGAGGCCGTTGGTGACGGCTTGGGCGCAGCTGTCCGTGATGGCGTTGGCGATCTGGACGTTGCCGCTGTCGGTCTGCGGAATCTTTGTCTTCGAGGTATACATCAGGTTGAAGACGTTGGTCTGGATGGAGTTGGCAAACCAGTCGGCGCCGTAGATCTCATCGACGAAACAGTCACCGAAGCAGGTGCCGTTCTGGACGATGGCGACGCCGTTGTCGTAGTTGACGAAGTAGTTGTAGCGCTTGGCATCCAGCGCCGAGGCCTGCGCTGTGGTCAGGGTCTCCGCCGTAACCCCCGGCTCCTGCTTGTACATCAAAGTGATGACGGTGTTGTTGGCGTTGAAGTCCGTGGTCAGGATGCGACCGAACAGCGAAGCCACGGCATAGGGGCTGGTGGAGCTGTACTGACCGAAGGTCCGCTTGTAGCCGGCGGCCTCAAGGATGTAGCCGATGTCGGTCGTTGACGTGGCGTCGATGGCCAGCGCGCTCTGGGTCGTCAGCCCGTAGAGATGCGAGGTGGCCTCGATATAGGCCGCGATCTCTTCATGGTCGGCGTCAACAATGTTCGTCGAGGCGAACATCAGCGCATACCAGTAGGTCGAGGCGTTATCGAGGATGGCGACGGCCTCGATGGCGTCTTCGGCGGCGATGCCGTTGACCGACCTGGCGCCGACAGCGGCGGTCAGGGCCATCAGGGTCTTCAGATCAGTTCCCGAGGCCGGGGCCGTCGGGTAAGCGATGGCCGAACTCGCCCCGGTGGTCGAGGACTTGATGACGAACCGGCTGCCGTCATAGGTGCAGGTCGCGCCGGTCAAGGCGGCGTCAACGATGGCGGCGACGCCGTTGAGGTTCGTGGCGGCGCTGAAGTTCATGGACGTGAACGTCGCGGCAGAAGCGCCGTCGATGCTGAACTTCAGGCTACCATTGCTGATCGCGGTGAAGGCCGACAGCAAGGCGTGATCGGTGGAGCCGATGACGCGGCCGGCGACAGCAGCCTGGGCCCAGCGACCGATGTAGAGCTGGTTCGGCTTCGGGGCCTGGCTGAAGTAGAGCAGCGCCGCCTTGTATTCCGGGGCAGAGGTCCCGAAGGCGGTGGCGACCTCAGAGATGTCGGCATAGCCGGCAATGCGGGTCTCGACGTCGATCACGTCGGAGTCGCCGACGATGATGAGGCTGTTGAGATTGGCGAACGCAGCGGCTTGCGGGTCCAGGGTGACGGACACGCTGACCAGGCGAGAGACCGGAAGTCCAACGGGCATGGAAATTCCCCTAGGGGTTGACGTCGATGGAGAGAGCCGTCGGTCCGCCGATTAGCGTGACATCAGCGGCGGCGAGGCTGCGGACCGCATAGGTCCGGATGACTTGGCGACCGACCACGAAAGGAAGGTCGGCGCGTTTGTAGAAGGCGTTCTTGATCAGCTCCGGCGCGCGCTGAAGCTCACCGACGCTGCTGATGCCCATGTTGGCGAGGAGCAGGACTTCGCGGTTCTGGGCGACAGAGAGGCCGTCGCGGAACCTGGCGCCATAGCCCTGACAGTTCGGACCATAGAAGCTGACCAGCACCTCGAGTTGTTCGTTCCGCGTGATCCGGTCCCAGCCTTCGCCGACAGGATCATGCTCGACGCTGGCGTATTGCTCATACTCCCGGTCGGTGACCCCGACCGCCGCCCAGTTCACGGTCCGGGCCGGCAGGTTCGGCGGCTCGTCCTGCCAGCGCGGCCTGACCAGCGTTGGGCCGAGCCCACTGATGCCGACGACAAGGGCTTGCATGAAGTCGTCGAGGGCGTCGTCTTCGAGCGGAGCCGTTGAGCCAGGCCCGTCGAACTCGATGGGGCCGGTTCCGTCGAACTCAATCGGGCCGGTCCCGACGAAGACGACACCATCGGTTACCGGAGCCAGGGGGCCCGTTACGGTGCTGTCGTCGCTCATGGTGTGGGCGGGTCCGTCGGGTTCATGGATGAACAGTCGGCGACGACAAAGCCTGATCCGTACTTCGAGAACGGGTGGACCTTGTTGACGACGAAATCGGCGCCGTTCCAGACGATGATGTCAGGCTGGTAGTTGGTCGATCCATCCAGGGCCGGGCCCCGCAACCGGAACTGGGTATGGACCTGCAGCAGCGCCGGCAGGTTCTGTTGGTCGGGCCCCCGCATCATTGGCGCATCGTTCTGGGGCAGGACGACACCCCACGGCTTCGGATCAATGGTTGTCGGCGTCACCGTCTGGCGGCCGTTGTTGCCGGTGGTGACGACGCGGCGACGGATCGTCAGTTCCTCGGCAAAGTCGGGGTCGAGTAGGAGGTCGGAGACGTCGAGGTCGGGCATGTCCTACCCCTGTTGCCTGATGACGAAGGTGATCGATCGGCGATATTCCCCGGTGTCGATGAGGGGTTTCTCGCCTTGGCGCGGGGCGACCTTGCGGTGCTTCCGGTTGTAGAGCGTCAGTGGCGCCAGAGCGGCAAACGGTCCCGCCGTGATCTTGGCCCTGACGGCGTTCTGGGCAACGGTTCCGACCCTCATATGGGCCACAGCCATTGCGGCGGGGTTGCCGTTCAAGGTCGCCTTGGCCGCGCTCCGATAGGTGTTCGTGATCGGTTCAAGCGCGCCCTCGACCCCGGGGACCAGATGCGGCCTCGCCGGGATGTTCTGGGCCGGGGAGCCGGTCTCGTTGATGTATCCGATCAGGGCGTTGCTGATGCCGGCGTCCTGATCCTTGCGGTCGGCGGTCTTGTCCGGGATGCCGACGAGAACCCGTTCTGCGGCAAGCTTCTTGATCGCAGCCAGCACCTTGGCGACGTCGTCCTTGGTGATCTTGATATCCGGCTTCACAGCTGGATTCCGCCGGCCCCGAACATCTGCACCATGCGGGCATAGCGTTGGCCATAGACGGTCAGGTTCCAATGCCCGGCGCCCGGCTCCATCGCGGAGGCGGTGTCGTAGCTGATACTGACCTTGTCCACGGTCTTTGATGCAAGCGGTCCCGAGGCCTGACCCGGGGTTGCCCCGGCGGCGGCACGGCGGACGGCATCACGTTCGAGAACGATGTTGTGGGCGACGAACAGCTCGACGCCGAGATCGTAGCAGTCACCCCAGCGGGTCTCGTCAACCAGCCTGGCCGCATAGGTCAGCCAGAACGTGATCATGCTGTCGGGATAGTTCGTGGTGTTGGCGAACTCGGTGAAGTCGGCGCGGAAGGTGGCGACGTTCATTGGGCCTCCGCTGCTGGGGATGAAGAGAGCGGGCCACCGGACAGGCCCAGATCGCCCGGTGGCCCCGATCAGGCCCAGAACTGGGGAGGGCTAGGCCTGACCGTTGGCGCGACGCTCGACTTCGGCGGCGATGATGTCGCCAGCGGTTTGGGAGTCGATGTCGGCGGCTTCCGGGGCGAGACGCTTGGCCAGGGCGACCTTCTGCGTCCAGTGGAGACCGGTCCAGTCGGCGGGGATGGCCTCGGGCTCGGGGGCGTCGGTAACGGGCTCCTGCGGCTCCTCAGTGGGCTGCGGCGGGTCATCGGCGACGACTTCCGCCTCCGGTTCCTGTTCCGGCTCGACAGCCTCAGGCGCGGCTTCGGCCAGCGCCGGGCCAACGAGCGTGGCATGTTCGGCGACGTACCAGTGGGTGACGAGATCGTCAGGGATCTCCTGCAGACCGGCTTCGAAACGAAGCGGCGAACTGGTCGGGGCGGTCAGAAGGTTGAAGGCGGTGTGAACCAGCATCTGGGCCATGGTCGGCTCTCCGGTTGAGAAAGGGGGTGCGCCCGCCTCCGGTTAAGGAAGCGGGCGCGGGCGGCGCTAGCCGATTCCGTCGCGGTAGCCGATCGTTTCCCCATAGACCGTCTCCACACGGCCGAGGCGACCGTAGTAGGGGACGGCGACCCAGATGCCGCGATACTGCGGCGCCGTGGCCTGGAGGGGCACCATCGGATAGCGGACGTAGGTCGGGTTCTGGCTGTAGGCGGCCATCCGGTCGTAGGTCGCGGCCGAACCGCCGGGACCGTTGAGGTTGGCCTTGTCCAGCCACTTCACCGGCTGGATGTCGATCTTGCGACCGTACTGGGCGGTGAAGACGTTGTTCTCCTGAACGTAGGAGAGGATCGACTTGTCGCCAGCCGCCGAGACGTTGGTGGTCGAGATGTAGCCGAAGGGGTTCGGCGGCAGCAGAACCTTATCCGGCGGGGCCTTGTAGCCGCTGGCGGCCCAGACCGAGACCAGCAGCTCGTTGAAGTCGGCCTTGATCTCGTCCGGGGTCTTGTTGACCCAGAGCGGGGAGCCGCTGGCGCCGCTGGCGACGTTGCCGGTGTTGGAGACCGAGGCGGCATTGACCAGGCCGGTCGCACCGACGGCGGTATCGCCGACGTAGACCATCTGGTCGATGTCCATCTGGTGCTTCAGATTCAGCCCGGCCAGCATCTGGGTGTCGATCGGACGCCCGGTCAGGCGCGCCGATTCCAGTTCCGGGATGGTGTAGGCGACTTCGCTGGACCAGAGGGTCAGCGGGTTCGGCGTCTTCTGGATGTCCAGATTGATGCGCGACAGGGTCGTGGTGTCCTTGCCGGCCCAGTTGATCCCCGAGGGGCTGGCGCCGCCGGCCACACCGAACGTCGAGTTGGTGTAGGACGACTGCTCGTCGCCCATCTGGACGTCGGTGCGGAGGTCGATGTCACGGGCCCAGGTCACGGAGACCAGGGGCTCATGGATCATCGGGTCCAGGCGTTCAAGTTCCCCGATGAGGAAGGCGCCGGCGCTGTCGTAGGTCGCCTGGTCGTAGGTGGTGAAGGCGTCCTGCACGAAGCGGCGGGCGGGAAGGCCACGCCGAACGGACGCGCCCTCCCGGTCATGGAAGGTGTTCATGGAAGGCTCCATCTATGGGAAGGGCGCGTCTCTCGACGGGCCGAGGCCGCCTGCCAGGGCGGCTGTTGCGGGATAGGCCGAGGCCTAGATCTTGTAGGTGATCTCGACGATGCCGCCGGCATCGGCGGGACCGGTGAATTCGGCATCGGTGACGGCCACACCCGTACCGCCGCCAGCAGGCGAGGCCGAGGTCACGATGTCGCCGAGGACGACGGTGCCGCCGGCCGTGGTGACGACGTAGACGCCGCCGCCCTTGGCCGCCGTACCCTTGGCCAGCGGAACGGTCATGAAGCCGCGCCGCAGCCGGTCGCCGATGCCGCTGGTGGGCGGGGTCGCCGCGCCATAGGCGTTGGTCGCGGTCTGCACCGGGTAGGGGCGGACCAGGAAGCCGGAGACGACCGAACCGGCGTCACCGGATTCGAGCGCCTGCATCTTGCCGCCGACGATCTTGACCGCTTGGCCATAGGCCGTGGGCGGGTTGGTGGAATCGATGATTTCCTGCTCGACAGTCAGGCTGTCCGAACGGGAGATCGCGCCGGGAAAACCCGCCGGCGCCCGAGTGATGAAAGCCGTCATGAGATTGACTCCTGGCTGCGGGGGTTAGTGGGCGGCCTTGCGACGATCGACCAGCATCTGTTGATACCGGGCGGGCGTCATCGGGCCCTGGGGAAGATCCGCCGGGCGATGCCGGGTGGCGGAGTTGTTGTTGGCGGCGGCGGTGAGGGCCGCGGCGCCATCGAAGATCACGGCGACCAGTTCGGGGCCCATGGTGTCGAAGACCGGCTTGCGGGTTCCGAGCATGGCGGCGACGTGGGGCCGGGTGGCGGCGGCGTCATGGGCGCGGCGCAGGGCTTCGCGGCGGAGACGGGTGACCGCCTCACCCTTGACCTTGGCGCCGTCGAAGACCGGGAGCTTGATGCCGGGGGCCAGGATTTCGGCCTTGGACATGGCGTCCATGGCGATCTGCTTCTCGACTTCCGGCTCTTCGTCCGTGGCCTTGGTTTCTTCCTCGACCAGTTCGGGGTCTTCGTCGCCGGCCGGGGTTTCGGGGTTGGCGAGCTTGCCGACGGCTTCGACCAGCTTGGCGACCGTGGCCTCCAGCTTGCCCATGCGGTCGTCCTCGGAGGCCTGCTCCGTGGGGGTCTCGTCGAGCGCCGGGGTTTCGGTCTCTGGCGTCTTCACCTCGATGATGACGCGCTGGGGACCTTCGCCCTCCATTTCGTCTTCGGCGTTGGTCAGTTCTTCTTCGAACGCCGCCTCGTCGTTGGCCTTGAAGGCCGTCCGCAGGCGGTCGAAGATGGTGCGCTTGCGCGGCTTGGCCATCTCGGGCTCCTTGTCTTGGATTGCACATGCCGGGCCTGCTCGGCCCCTTTTCACGAGGGCGATGTGATTGCCCACGATCTTCGTCACCCGGCCAAGGCCAGGCTTGATCTGTTCGACTTCGCAGTCGTAGCCACAGCTGACCTCGATCTTGCCGGCCAGAACGTCGTCGATGGCGCCCTGCTCCATGATGAGGAGGTCGCCGACCATGTAGTCAGCCTCGACGCCTTCACCGCGACGGGGGTTGAGGCCCGTCCCGACGGCGTAGGTCTTGAAGTTCTGCGGGACCACGGGCGTCGGCGGGTGGTCGTTGGTCGTCGCCTTGCCGCTGAAGGAGGACAGCGTGTCGGGGTGGAACAGGACTTCCGCATCCCGCTCGATCACGATCATGGAATTGTTGCCGGGTTCGATATCCGGCATCTCCTCCGGGGCGTAGATCATCGGCCCGACCCTGGCGAGGCGGACGCCTTCACAGAGCAGGTAGCCCTCAGGGGTCCGGTGCCGGGTGCGCCCGATCTGTTCTGAGGCGAAGGTGGCGCGGTCTTCGGCGGCACGGTCGGTGGAGAAGGTCATGGCGCTCCTCATGCCGCTTGCTGCGTCGGGTTGAGCCGGAGAATGGCGTCGATCATCCCGTTGCCATGGACGGTCACGCTGTACGGCGCGGCCTCAAGCTGCATCCGGGCATCAACGGCCTCGGCGCACCATGTCGGGGTGGTTCGGAACGACCGGTCACCGACCCAGTTCGTGATGACGTGGCCGTCGTGCGCCTGCGGAACCGCATGGTCCAAGCCGTCGAAGTAGCAGCCGTCCCAGCCGAAAGTGTCGATGGTGTCGAACCCGAGAAACATGCTGGCCACGGACAAGGCGCAAAGGGTGACTGACGTCGCCGTCGGGACCTTGGCGTCAGACCTGATGTCCTCGGCCCCTTCATCATCGACATGCCAGATCAGGACCCTGCGGTCCTTGAGCCTGTCGAACACGGCGGGGTGGCATTTCGAGGCGACGAGATAGGTGGTCGTTTCAGGAGCATCGCCGAGGAAGTCGGCGACCAGTTCCTGGGGATCACAGCCAATCCACCATGTCGGAGCCAGGCCGTGACGGGTGAATAGGCCCAATGCACCGTTGCAGGCCATCGTCAGGCCCGTCAGCGGCGCCTGGAGGGCGGAAGGGCCGTTGGCGACCAGAGACAGCGTGTCGGCCCTGTGAGGGCTCCTGACGATCTCTGGAAGGCCTAGCGCCATAGCCGCAGCGATGTTGGTCCGGAGCCCTGCGGTGTCGCAAGGCGTCCGGATGTCGAACTCGATCAAGCCCCGATCAGAGTCCGCCACGTCACCGCGTCCAGAGCGAAGTATTTCACGGCCTTGCCGGCGGCGATGGCGACCCCGACCGCATTGGTCGAGCCGGCCATGATCTTGTCGCCCGTCGCCGGGTAGACCTTCATCGCCGTCGCCGTGGTGTTGTAGATCTCGACTTCGCGACCGGTGGCGGCGGCGGGCAGCCGCACCGCGCGGGACGTCGCCGAGACGGTGGTGACGACGACACGGGCCTTGGTGATGGCGGTGGCGTTGGCCTGGCTGTTGGACCCGGCAGCAACCGCGATCTGCGGGGCGTTGGTGCTGATGCCGTCGAGTTCGACGTAATCGAAGGAGCCGACGGCGGCCGAGACTTCGCCCTTGCGGACGTATGCGGGAAGGGTCATGGATTCTCTCCAGATGAGCGGGTCTGTGTCATTCGGCGAGGCGGTCGGCATCCTGAGAAGGATGCTGGACGACCCCGCACAGGTCAGGGCGGTGCGGGCATTCCGAGACGCCCGTTACGGGCCGGTGCCGTTCTTCTTCGGGCCTTCGGAAGCTGAAGCGGTGGTGACCCTCACGTTTGAGGGGGAGTCAGTTCTGGGCAGGCTGGACAGCGTCAGGATCGGGGTCCGGTTCTCGAACCATCACGACTGGGACGAGAGCGACGACGGCAATCCGTTGGACGAGTTGTCAGCGACTGAAATTGAGATGGTGGCGCTTAGCCTGCGTTCAGCAGAAGGCCGACGATAACCCCGACCGAGACGACGGCAGCAGGCACGATGAAGGCCATGAGCCTCCATTGCAGGTCGCTGCCGTAGCCGACCGGCCGTTGTGGCGCGGGCAGCGGCGGCATCTTTAGGCCTTGACCCTGCCGGCCGCCCGGGCTGCGGCGAGCTTTTCACGGGCCTCGGCCGTTCCAGTGGCGAACCGGGTATAGCGACGCCCATTGAAGTCGGGTGTCACCCCAACCCCTACGGCGGCGATGTGCGCCGTTGAGGTCAGCAGGGCCGGGTCCCAATCCCAGTCGGACACGGCCAGATCAAGACCAGCGTCGCAGGCCTTGATCATCTCCGCCTCAACGCGGGCATAGAAGGCGGCCAGATAGTCGGCCCCGAGAGAGAACTTCAGTTCGCTCCCAAGGGCCGTCGAGAAGGCGAACCTCGCGCGGTCGGGATAGACCTCGTCAATCGTGGGAAGGTCGTCTAGGCCCATGGCCGAAGCATAGCTCATCGGGCGCTGAACCGGAAGATCAGGTCCGACGTCGAACCAAGATTGATCACGCCTCTGGCGACGGCGGCGACGTAGATCGATGCGGCGGCCTGGCCATTGATCGGGACGGTGGTGGTAACAGCCTGCAGAACCTGCGTCCCGCTCAAGGCGACCCAACCGGCGCTCGGCAGCGTGACCTTACCGACGATCTTGCCCAGGTCAGCAGGATCGATGACGACCGCGTCGTTGTCGGTGAAGGTCGAGGCCGACGGGTTGGCGTTGAAGACGATGAGATCGATGTCGGCGCCGATGCTGACCTTCGACACGCCCGTGATGTAGGCGAGCAGAGCGCCGACGCCATCAGCGCCGACAATGCCAGGAACGGTCATCAGGCCGCCGATGCTGTCCCCGGTGCTGTAGTCCGGGGTCGCCGAGACCGTCGGGGTCACGGCAACGGTCGCGCCGCCGATGCTGCCATCAGCGCCCACGGCCAGGATCGGCAGGGTCTTGACCGGCTTGCCGAGTTCGTCGTGCAGGACGGGGGTGCGAAGGGTCATCGGGTGGTCCTATTCGTAGTCCGGGAGCACAGTTTCAGGATAGCACCTACAATTGGCCGAGCAGCCCGCGTGCGCCTTGTAACCGTCCAGGGTCGGCGGATCGTCCCAGCGGACAAACTTCCCTTCCATGCGGGCGTGGCTGGGCCTGACATCGCTGTCGTCGGCCGTCCGCCAGATATAGCCCTCGGAGCCGGCGTGTACCGACCTGGCTTCGGTCAGCAGGGTCGATGTCGTCGAGACCGCTGTACGGGCGATCATGTTAGCCCGCCCCGCCGTGACCTCTCCGGACCGCATGATCTCCTTGGCGATCTCGGATGACCGGGTTCCGTTCTGGATGCCTTCGATGGCGAGGCGGTGAACCCTCTCCGCCGCTTCCGTCGGCAGGCTCTTGATCAGCTTCACCTGTTCGGCGAGAGCCTCACGCATGACCTGGCCCGTCGGGGCTTCCATGATCTCGCGGCGAAGTTCCCTGCCCATGAGGCGGGCGTGTTCGGCCCAGGCTTTGCGTTCCTTGATCGCGATCTCGGCGACCATGCGGCCGGCGGTGGCTTTGGCCCATGGCTCGACGGCTTCGGCGTATTTACCGAGGAGAAGCCGCAGCGCTTCGGCTTGAACCGAGTCGAGGACACCGTCGGGCGCAACACCCCTGACGAGATCGCCGACTTGCTTGGCGATCTTCCTCAGGTCACGGGCGTATCGCCCCTCGAGCTTGCGGACCCTGACGAGGCCGGGTTGCGCCTTGGCCCGGTCAGAGACCGTCAGGCGCGGGAGCGACAGCATCAGGCTCAGGTTCCGGCGGGGTCAGGAGATCGTCGCCGCCGAGACCCATCTCCCCAAGGAGCGGGCCCTCGTTCTCGGCATCCGTGATGTCGGCAACAGAGATGTTCGAGAACACCCCGGTAACATCGGCGGACTGCTTCAGCTCCTTCAGAGCCGCGGGCTTCGACAGGATGCCGGCGTCATAGGCGCCAACAACGGCGGTGGTGATCGTCTGGGCGGTGTCGGCCTTTTCCTTCTCAGACTGCTGCCAGAGCGGGTTGAAGTTGTAGCCGAAGCCTTTGGGGGGGCGATCTCCGGTGGTGGAGCGGTGGAGGACGTCGAAGACCCGGTTGAGCGGCGACCTCAGATCGCGCTGCTGCCTGGCATTGATGCCGTCGTAGTAGTTCCGGATATCGCCGTCCCCGGTGCTGTTGAGCCCAGCGGGGGACTGGCCGAACAAGCGGACCAGGGGGATACCGGTAGCGCCCGCCAGCTGCTGACCGAACTGCAGCAGTACGTCGTCGAGCCCGGCGAAGGTGTAGGCGTGGGTCTGGAAGTCGTCATCGGCGTCGATGATCGACAGGCCTTCCGTGGTCTGGAAACGACGGATCGCCTCGACGTTCTTGGCCAGCGCTTCCTCGGCGGCCCCACCAGCGGCAAGGATCTGACGCAGTCCCTTGACCTTCAGGGTCCGCAGATAGGCCTTGAACACCAGTTGGGCGGCGCCGACGCTGGCGGAGTCAAACGCCAGCAGCCGGTCCAGCAAGCGCTCGATGATCGACAGGCCCCAGCCTTGCTCGGTGACCCGCTGGAAATAGGGGAGTTTGACCCCTTCCATGCGGATGACCCGGCTGTGGTGGATCTCAGCGTTCCGAAGCGCCGGGGCGTTGGGGCCGACCCTGTAGAACTCCTGCATCCCCAGTCCGGGGCCAAGATCGGTGATCCCCGGCCCGATGCCGTAAACACCGTCGGGAATCAGTTCCCAACGACCGATCGGCAGGATGCCTCGGAAGGCGTCTTGCTTGACTGTCTCAGGCCGCAGCGGGGTCGCCGTGTCCTGACCATCGATCAGCAGCACCCCGATGGCGCCGCCGTAGAGCCTGGCCCAGCGGATGGTGTCGCCGACGCTGTCCCAGAGCTTGAGATCGTCGGCTTGGCCGTTCATGGCCTCGACAACATCAGGAGCAACAGCGGAGCCGAAGTCTACCCCAGCCCGGGTCATGTCGTCGGCAACCGCATCAACAGCGGCCCCAACAATCCAGCTCTGACGATACATCGCCTCGAGTTGGCGGGGGTCGCGGGTGACCGGAGCCGACTGGTTGTAGCGCCCGGCGCTGAGCAAGTTGTCGGTGCCGAGGCCAAGCCGGGCCTGGAAGTTCTGCAGGCCGTCGTTTACGGGCCGGACATCGGTCACCGGAACCGCATCACTGACCCTTGTTGCGGCCGCAGCGCGGCGTCGGCTCTGCCGGCTCATGCTGTAGCCCTTATGTAGGTTAGGAGGTCGAAGCTGTCGCCGATCATCAGTTCCGTCAGGGCCCAGACCAGAGCATCGGCCCGGTCAGGCGATCCCTCACCGACGAACCCCGAGGCGGTCATGTTGACCATCTGGTCTTCAAGGTCCGGGAAGGAGCCGACGTGGCTGACGAGACCCTGTTCATAGAGGGCTGACACCGGCTCGGCCCTGACGACCTTCCCCCGGCTGGCCTTGACCTCGGCGTAAGGAACCGACTTGTCGGCGGTCTGGACAACGAACCTGACCATGTCGCCGCCGAAGTTGGACTCACCGATGACGCGGTCGGCGGAGAATTCGTGGTAGGCGGCGACTGCCCTGCGACCCCAGCCATCCGGGGACAGTTGACAGGTCCGGTCGGCCAGGACGTAGGCGCGGCCATCGACACCTTTGCCGGCGACGACGATGCCGATGTTGTCGCCCTTGCCGTCACCCTTTGTGCCGGATGGATCGACGGCGACGACGACCCTGACCAGATCGACGGGGACGGACGAGACCCGACAGGTATCGATCCCCGGTATCTTCCGGCCATCCTCGGCAGTCCGGTCCTCAATGGCCCAGAGCGCGCCCATGACCTCGGCCGCCCACTCCCCGGACTTAAACCGGATGCGCTGGGCCGATGACATGGCATCAAGGATGTCGAAGTACTTCGCCGGCAGGTTGTCCCGGTTGTCTTCGGGGTTGACCAGCATCTCGACGTAGTCGGCGGGGTTATCGACCCGCTCCTTCGTCCCCGGCTTCAGGAACATCCGGAACAGCTGGTAGGTCCAGTGCAGCTTCGACGGCGGGTTGCAGTCGAAATATGCCTTCAGGGCCAAGCCGCTGTTCTCGGCCAGGCGGGACAGCGCGACTTCGATTGACGACCACGGAATCTGCGACGACTCGTTGAAGTAGATCGTGGAATACTCGCCGCCGAGGATCTTCTCGACCCTGGCCTTGTCGTCCAAGCCGCCGAGGATGATCTGCGACCCGTTCGGGAACGTCGCGACCAAGTCGGTTTCATTGAGCGAGAGCGGCACACCGGGGAAGCAGGACCGCATCACCTTCGGCAGCGTGTCCCGCCAGATCGAGGCCTTGGCGTGGTTGAACCGGAACCGGAACACAGCGTGCTTGCTGTTCGCCGACTTCATCGCCCGGATGCAGATCGCCCGGATGATCAGGAACGTCTTGCCGGAACGTGACCCGCCCCGGAGCAGGATGTGCGTCGCCGGGCTGGCCAGCAGCCGGTTCGCCTCGACCTGTTTGGGCGTCAGCGCGAATGCCATCGGCGGATCAGAGGTTCGCGTCGTCCGGTGTGATGGTGATTCCGATGGCGCCGGTGTGTTCGGTCTTGTCCGTGAACATGCCGAGGTGGCGGCCGACCTGAGTGAGCGCGTCCACCTTGTTGTGCATCTTCACCTCAAGGCCATCCTTCGTGACCTTGACCCCGGCGTAGAGCTTGCGCGCTGGGCCAGTCAGGGTCCGGGTATCAATGACGAAGGGCCGACCCATGCCCTCGCCGCCACAGTGGGCGCAGTCCGGGTTGGGCTCGGCAGTTCGGACCGCAGCGCCCTCAGGCTTCTTGGCTCGTCTCAGCGCGCCGCCGTGGGGTTGCGCTTCGAGCGACTCTTGGACGGCTTCGGGCTCGTCATCGGCCCAGCACTTCAGGCAGGCTCCGATGCGCCACTGGATCAGATCGTTGGGGTCGGCAGAGGCAATTCCCCAAAGCTCGCGGAGAACATCATCCTGCGTGATCGCGACCCTGGCTGACCGTGCGGCCTGCCCGGCTGCCACGGCTGCGGCGATGTTTGGTTTCGTCAGGTTCTCGCAACCGATCGAACGGGCGGTCTTTTCGCTGTAGCCGGCGCGGATGGCCGCCTGCGTCGCGTTGAGATCGACCAGGTACTCCTCGACGAAACGCGCCTGCTGCGGAGTCAGGCTCGGAAGGCTCTCCGCACTCTCGGTCATGGGTTAGGCGAACGCGATGCCGAGGCCACCCCAGCCTTCGGCTCTGATGTCGTCCCAGCCTTCAACTTCGTCATGGTACGTCATCTCAGGCTCCTATGGGTTTCGCCCCGCGCGTGAGCTGCAGGGGTTACGGCTTTGCGAGGTGGTCAGCTACCGGGGGCGAAGGGGGTAGGAAGGGCGGAAAAAACCTGCACAATCCCTGTAAATATGCGTTGACGTTACAGGAAAACCCTGTAGATTTAACTCATCGAACGGGGCAGCGCCCCACCAGCTAGGGACAAAGCAGATGACTGCGATCCACTTCCTCACCGCCGATGACGTCGCCGCCCTGAAGGCCGCCCTCAAGTCGGCTGGGATTAAGGCCCGCGTTCGCCGCTTCGATTATTCGGCTCGCGTTTGCTTGGACGACAACAACACCGCTGAAGTCCGCGCTGCCGTTGCAGTGGCTGCCCGCGCCGCTGGTTTCGGCGGCGTGCTGGGCGGATCCATTTGTTGGAGCGACTATCAAGCCCCGCTCTATCGGGTGGCGTGATGTCATCCGTTGCAGAATTGCAGGCGGACTACCTTCGGCTAAAAGATTTGCGCGACCAAGCCTATTGGCGCTTTACCCGACAATCCAAAACACATCCGGCGCCTATGGTTTCCTTAAGCAAGGCTGCAAATGACGCCCGCGAATTGTGGATGGACGCCATGCGGCGTGAAACCCAATCGGAGCCAAACCATGACCCCCGACCAACTCCGTGACGCCCGCGCTACCCTAGGCGCTATGTGGGGCCTCGGCCGCCCGCTCCAGATGAGCGAGATGGGCCGGGCCCTGCGCATTCCGGGCCGTGACCCTGGCGCTGCGATTGCCGGCTACGAAAGCGGGACTAGGATCAGCGGGCCGATGTCGGTTGCGGTGGATATGATGCTCGCCGGGGCTCTGCCGCCGGACGGGCTGTCGAGCCTGAAGCCTTGAGCACTGTCAGGAGCGAGGGCCGGGAACCTCCCCCGACAGCGCTGGTCTAGCCGCCTGTGCATCGTCGTTGACGCCTGCACGGCATGGGCTGGGTGCGCTCCGATGGGCCTCGCGTAGATGGGTATTCAGCGGGCCGGACTAGATGCCGGCTATGGTCGGGCCTGTGTTTCCCGACGGCTCTGCGATCTCAGACCGCCTGACCAGCGCACGTGACCGCGTGTCCTTCCACGCCGCCGCTGAAACTCTGAATTCTTCTGCCTGATCCGGGGAACCGTGGCCCCGCGCGCGATTCGGCTGGTTCCGCTTTGTAGCCCTTATACGCGTCCGGGTGTCAAGGCTTATCTTGTGTAGGTGGGTCGGAGGGACGCAGGATGTGGGGTCGCGCGAACTCCCAAAACCCGTCGTTGTCTCCGACGCCATCCATCGGCACGCGCCGAAACGCTGGGGCTGGCGGGGGTGGCGGGGCAAAGGCGTAGGCCAGCGCATCGGCCATGTCGTTGCGCGTTCTGCTCATGGCCGCCTCCCGGATCGGTCGAGCGCCTTAAGCATTTCTTCCCGCCCCTTGGCCTCGTAGGTGTTCCCCCGGTCCCAGAGGCCGACGAGATGGCGCATCATCGCCTCGGCTTGGTCATGGTCGGTTCCGAGGGCGGCGTAAACCAGCCTCTGAACCTTGGCCCGCCGTCGCTCTTTCTGGACTGCGCTCCACCAAGACAGGAAGCGACCGGTCTTCGTGGTCTGGATGGTGTCGCTCATGGCTGCTTCTCCGCGAGGATGTGGTCGATGGCTTCCCGCCAAGCCCCTGTCGCCGCGCCGATGTTTACCGCGCCGGAATGGTCTGGCCGCAGCACTCGGAGCGACTGAAGCGCCCCCTCTCCCGGCTCCCTCAGGGCGGTGAGGATGGCGCGGACGAGCGGGGTCATATCGAAGGCACAGTCGCCAATCATCACGCAGTCGGTGCTGCCGTTGTGGGTGATGAGGGGGCCGGGCTCTTGGCGAACCAGCTCGTCACGCGCGGCAACCGCCAGCTTCTCGATGGTGGTCATGGGTTCGCTGTCCTGGGTCATGGTTTGGCCAGCGCCCTTTCCGTGCGCGCGAAGTGCTCCACCGCGAGGGCCATGAACGCCGTGAGGTCGCCCGCGCTCGCTGGCGTCTTTGACCGGTACTCACCGGAAATGGCGGCCAATCGCTTGGCGCTCATGTCGGCCGTCAAGTACAGTGAAAAACCGTCCTCGCCATGCGTTCGGACAGAATAGGTTGGTGCGTCAAGGTCCATCGAGATATCGTACTCCTCCCTGCGAACGGAAAGGACGTTATTTGGGAAAACAATATAGCCGTTTATTGAATTTCGCGCAGTAAATTTCGCGCCGCCTGCTACCACATCGCCCGCGCTCAGGTGTTTAAGCTCGGAATCTACCTCAACGTTCTTTGCTATCGCCCAGCCCTGCGCCACGGCGCAACTGTGCCCAGCCCCAACGGGAACAAGCACTAAGCTATGCCCCAAGCCGCGCACGTGCTCGTGGATTTTGTCCAGCGCCCAACACACAATGTCGGCGCGCCTGAAACTCCCAGAACCGGTGATGACGAAGCGCAAGTCGCTCATTGCAGCCCCCAGTGATCTGCCAGAGCGTCGAGGGCGGCGGTCAGACCCGACAGCATCCGGATTGCCCGGCGCCTGCTTCCCCTGCCCGTCAGCTCGTAAATGGTCATCCCTCGACCGGCAACGTCGCGCAGGGCTTGGAGCGCGGATGCTGTACAGGTGGCCAACACCGCCGCTTCGACCAGCTTTAGGGCCATTGCGGCGTCAGACGATTCCAAATCCCTGTTGATCTTGGCCGGGTCAGACAGCCTTGTCGTCCCCTCGATCAGGAGCGGCTTTACTCCGCCGCCACCGCTTGCCCTGTCGGGGTCCGGTGGGGTCAGGCCGCGTTCATGGTCCATGGCCTCGACAAGACCCCTGTAGCGCATCCCGGCGGCGTAGTGCCGCGCCGTGATGGCGGCTTCCTTGATCCGTCCGTCGGGCCATTTCAGAAACTCGCCGTTCTTGTCGAGATTGGAGCTGACCAAGTTTAGCAGGCCGTCTCGGTTGTTGATCCTGATCCGCTTCCGCTCAACTGCACGGGTCAGGGTGCGACCCCGGAACTGGCGGGGCGCACCGGCTTCATCAGTCTCGATTTCGTTGGTGACGACCTGGTCAACGATCACGTCTCCACCGCGCAAGGACTCGAGCTTTTCGACCTCGCGATGGACGCCTTCGAGATAGGCCCCCTCCTGACGGGCCGCGATTTCCTTGACCACGGCCTCCTTGGCCCTGATGGCGGTTTCCCGGTCATCCTTGGTCTTCGCCGACATCGCTGCCCGGTGGGCTTTGTCGAAGCGCTCTTCAAGGTCAAAGGGCACGGCGCGGCGGGTCGTCGGGAGTTTCGGTTGCGCGGCCTTGGCCGGCCTCCCCCGCCCCCGCTTACCCTTCGGCGGCTTTACCGGCGGCGGAGGATCGATCGAACCCATGGCCAGCTTGATCGCGGCCTCAAGAGCCAGGTCGGAGTCGTTCGCCGGCCGCATCACGGCGATGCGGTGTTCGGTCGTGATCCCGTGGCGGTCTTCAAAGGCCAGAACGGCGCGGCTTACGGCGGCCTTGTCGCCGAGCGCGGCAAGCGCCTCCACGGCCCGAACGGCCTGCTGAGTAGCGGGGTGGAGGCGGTCGTAGTCGCCGGGAAGAACCATCGGGGTATCGCCGACGAAGAACAAGGCGGGCTCCAGGCCCTCCCGCTTGATCTGGGCCTGAGGATGGGGGCGGGTTTTGGTGGGGGTCATGCGGGCTCCGGCGCGTTGGCGAGTTCGATCAGGACGTCGGCGTGGCAAGGGTCGTCCGGCGGACACCGGCAAGCGAGGTTGTGGCCCCTCAGTTCGGCCAGCGGGAGCGTCAAGGTTCCGTCGGCCAAGTCTTCACGGAAGGCCTGAACTGCCCGGTCTCGGCACCACCGGTCCCGACCCACCTCGCCAGAGAAGCGGCCATGGCCTGGCAGCGCTTCGCGCCATGCTTCAAGCCAGTCTCGCCAATCGTGCGGATTTCCAAACTTCGACGGGCGCGCGACCACGACGGTGTTATCGGGCTTCCGCCAGCCCTTGGCCCGGCTGAGTTGGATGCGGACGGGGGCGGTCATGCAAACCTCGCGATGGTGGCGCGGACGAAGCCGACGAAGCGGCTCCACATCGACGCAGGGGGAACAGGGATGGCCGGCGGCGGCGCGATCTTGATCTCGGCGAGGGCAGCCCAAGGATCGCGGTTCGGACTCGCTCCGGCCTGCGGTTCGGTCGGCGACAGATTGAGCGGGCGAACGGCTGGCCTGGTGCGGCGGCGACGCTCGGTTTGAGCGGCCTTGGTCTCGCCGACTCGCGTCGCCCCCATGGCGCGGAGTTCCTGCCTGACGTTGGACAGGTGGTTGAGCGGGCCCCGAACGGTATCCCCCGGGCTGGTCGGATAGATCACGAACCGGGAGACGCCGCCGAAGGTCAGGACCAAGGCGTAGTGCTTGCCCCTGACTTCTCGGCGCCAGGTCACGCCCGGCCAACGCTGCAGCTCGGTTTCAACCGGGTCGTCGTAGCATGTTCGTTTGACGGCGGGGGCGCTCATGCGGCCCTCCGGACGGTCAGCTTGGCCTTTCCGGAGCCCATGCGGTGGGCGGGCAGCTTGGCCATGTCGGCGATGATGTCGGCCAAGGTCTCGTACGCCCGTCGGCCATGCGGGGTGCGGGACTTGGCGATCATGTCGAGGCGGGCGATGCCCTGCCCTCGCAGGATGACGGTGATGCGGTTGACGACGTCGGGCTCGGCATTGACCGGCAACGCCAGGTCCAGCGCCTTCAGGACTTGCGCCGACACCGGGGCGGCTTGGGCGGCGACCGCGATCCGCAGCAGGTCCGTCAGCCTTCCGGAGCCGTGCTTCTTGGCCAGCGCCATGATCGCGCCGACGGCGAGGCTGTCGCCCACCTTGTAGTCGCCCTTGGGCGGGGGGAACTGCAGCAGGCGGACTCCGGCTTGGCTCATGGCCACCTCGGCCGATATCGCATCCTCGTCCTGCGCTGCGACCTGGGCGGCGTAGATCGCGGCCGGCGTCAGGGCGATCCGGTGCTTGTTAATCCCGAGGAATCCGGTCGCCTTCTCCTTCAGCGTTTCGGCGTCCATGATCAGGCAGGGCAGGAACGGTATGTTGCCGTTCGTCGCGGCGGCTATCGCCGTGTGCTGACCGTCAACGACCTCGTAGATTTCAGGGTCGGCGGTCCGGGCGACGTTCGGAGCCTTGAAGCTGCTCCAGTCCCACCCGGCGGCCATGCGCTTGATCTGGCGGATCGACGCGCCCGACAACTCGCGCTGATAGTCCTCGTTCACCACAAGCTGGCGCGGTTCAAGGAACTGGATTTCCGGCGCCATGCCGGGGGTGTTTCCACCCTTGACGCCGGGTAGCGGTTCGATGTTGCGATAGCCATCCATGGTCAGTCTCCGAAGAAGGTTTTGAGGGAGGTGCGGGCCCGGGAGATGCGGCTCTTGACCGTGCCCTCCGCGACCCCGAGTTCGGAGGCCATCTCCTCCATGGTCAGGCCCTCGGCGGCGGCCAGCAGCGCCTCGGCGTGTTCCGGCGGCAGGTAGCTCATGGCGTCCAGCGCCTCGGACAATTCGAGCCGCATCATCTGTCCCGCTGCGATCGGCACGCGCTCGGCCTGACCGTCGGCCATCTCGACCATGCGCCAAGCTCGGCGACGGTCGCTGTACCAGCGGTTCCGGGCGATCATGCAGAGCCAGGCGCTGAGGTTCGTTCCGGCGGCGAACTGCTCTCGCGCCAATACCGCTTTCAGCATCACGTCTTGCGCCAAGTCCTCGCCCAGCTCGTGGCGCTTGGTCAGGTACTTCGCGAACACCCGCAGTTTCGGATAGGCGGCGGCCAGCATCCGGCCGAACTCAGCCTCCGGAACGACGATGCGGGGTGTCGCTGCGTCGGTCATGCGGCGGCCCTCTGGGCTGGACGGATGGAAGCGATGTTGTGGGTCCTGAGAACCGGCCCGGCTCCGCGCGCCAGTTGCTCGCCGACGAAGCTGTTCGGGGGCACGATGACCCGCTCGGCCTCAAGCCAGTCGCACTTGTCCAGCCACTTCACGCAGGTGTCGGGATCGTGGGCATGGACGGCGGCGCGGATGGTGGCGTCGGGGAAGCGCTTGGCGGTGGCGCCGGTCTGGCCTCCGGTGCTGGGCATCCAGTGTTCCCACTTGCCGTCCTTCAGCCAGCTGTGGGCGCCGGGCCCGCCAGTCCCGCGAAGGTAGTCCGGGTCCTCGGCCAGGTAGCGCTTCAGGGCGGCCAACAGTCGCTCTTCGCCGATCTGGGAAGCCGCCGACCTCCACTCCGGCCAGACCTTCGCCTTCTTGCCGGCCCGGGCCTGCATCGTTTTCGGCAGGACCGACCAGAACGCGGCGAACGCGGCGCTGGTCTCCCATGGCTTCGGCTTGGCGACCGGAGCCGGTGCTTCGACAAGCTCTTCGCCGAACAGCCCGACCGTCGCGATCTCCGATCCGACAATGGAAGCTTTAGCTTCCTCTACTGTTGGTGATGGTGATGGAAACGCGCGCGTGTGTTCTAGCAAAATCGTAGCATTGCTAGGCTCGATCTCTTGTGTTTTCAGAGCCTTAGCGGTTCCGCCCTTTTTTCCGGCCTCTTTGCGCGCCGCTTTTCGACGCGAGATGTCATCGTACTCGTCCTTCAGCCGGCCCTGCACATATCGGCCCCGCTTGACCTTGAAGAACTCGTCAAGGATGGGCCGAGCGACGCGGGCGAAGTCCTCCGCCGACACCCTGATCTTGCGGGCGATCCACGCGTCATCGACCGGAAGGCTGCACCCCGGCGTGCGCCAGGCCAGCCGCAGGAGGCGGTTGTAGAGGCCGTCCTCCTCCAGCGTCAGGTGGGCGGTGTGGCCGTCGTAGTCATCGACGTATAGCGGGATGTACGGGTGGGTGCTCAATAGTTCCACTCCGCTCCGACCTTCGCTGACTTGGCGAAGTTGCATGGCGCACAGGCCACGCAGAGGTTCTCTTCCCGGTCAGTCCCCCCGCGAGCGACCGGCAGAATGTGGTCGATATGGAAGGGGCCGTCGGTAGTTTGGCAGTACCGACAGACGGCGCCATCGCGCGCGAAGATGCGCTTCCGCAGGCCGCAGGGCAGGGGTCGGCGGCCGAAGCGCTTGCGCGGCTCGCTAGCCAGGATGAGCAGATCGACAGCGGCCAGAACCGAAGGGCCGATGCGCTTCCACACCCGGGTTTCTACTTGGCACACCCGGCGCTTCGTATCGTCGGTCTCCGCCTCATGCCCGCCAGCCAGGAAGGCAAGCAACAACATCGCCGCGCCGATCTCTTCCTTGGAGTGGTCGAAGGTGAGTCGAACGAAGACGTTCGCGTCGATCATCAAGAAGGTGGTCGGAGGTCCGCTCATCCCTGCACCTCGAACCGCCCTTCCCGCGCCAGATTGCCGAACCGGGTCAGGTCTTCGTTGAACGACAGGCGGACGGTGCCGATGGGGCCGTGGCGGGCCTTGCCGATGATGACCTCAGCCAGACCCTGGACCTTGCTCATCTTCTCGGTCCAGTCGAGGTATTCACCGCTCGCCGGGTCGCTGGGCTCGGTCCTGCTGAGGTAGTAGGCCTCGCGATAGACGAAGAGGACGGCGTCGGCGTCTTGCTCAATGCTCCCCGACTCCCTGAGGTCGGAAAGCTGGGGGCGCTTGTCCTGACGGGCCTCCAAGGCGCGGGAGAGCTGCGACAGGGCGATAAGCGGAACC